ATGACTATCCCTATTATAGAAGCGACACACAATTTAAAATTTCTTCGCTTTTATAGAGCTTATTTAGGGCTTAAGCATCGATTAACACCTCTTGCAATAAATACATGCAGTAGATATTATAAAACACGGAATGATATCATTTTATCGGAATGGCAACCTATTAATTCTACAAACTTTCATCTAAAAAAATATTGGCATGAAGGAACTGGTTGGCATGTATTAGATTATGCAAAAACTTCACGAAATTTTTTATGGACATATTTTGAGGATGTTGATAAATATTATTTTGATCACAAATACCGTTATAAAATCAGAAACTCCGATTCCGAATTTGAATATAATGAGATATGCGATAATAAACAAGTTGCACAAATCCTGTTGAAAAAAGATTCACCACAATATTTAATACTTCAATTAGCTTGTGATTCCGTGGTGTCATTTAAATACTTACAAGAAATAACAAATATCGAAAACAATACACTTCTCGAAATACTTGATTATTTCTATCAGAAGGGTATAGTTTATCATAACGATGATTACTCTGAGATTGTTTCATTAATTGTTGTATAACAAATTATTTACTCATAAATAATACCTGACAATAGCGAATTTTATGCTTTTTCCCTTAATTCTTCAATCTCTTTATCCGAAATGGAGAGAATATTTCTCTCCATCGAGACAAAAAGCTGTCGGCCGACTGCCCGCGCATCGAGGGCTGAGGCCGGCGCATTGAGAATCGTGATGAGCCGTTCATAAGCCCTTCCGTCCCAAAGATAATCGTACATACCCTTGAGCGGAACCCGTTCAAGAAGTCCCAACGCCGTCATCCGCCTGACACACCGGTCGAACAAGCGTGATCCGATGCCGGTATTGGCCATGTGTGTCTTTTTGCTCCGAAGCGTATCGAATCCTTTGCCGCGCAGTCGGGACAGGTCGGCCATGTAAAGCATGAAAACAATCTCTTCAGGCTCAAAGACCCCCAGCATCCGGCTGTAACATTTGAAAAACGGCACACCTTGCGATGCGCCGTTTCTCCTGTTCCTACTTTTCCCCATTGTCTCCTCCTTTCGTAAGCGGCGACTCCGTCTCTTCGTCCTGGATAGCATCGTTGAGATAACAATGCTGGATTTTACGGTTGATCATCGGTTTGTAGACTCTGTAGCCCAGCTTTTTCGCATATCGTCCGACGGAGACCCGGTTGACTACTTTCCCGGTGGTCTCGGAGAGGTATCTGGCCATCTCCTCGTAAGTCATTCTTCTTTTGAGTTTCATTCTTTCGGCATTTATGGTTCTCAGGTTAAGAGTAGAGCCAATCAATGCCAATGGTTTGCAATTAAGATGAATTAAACACAGGGCGGTACCGGGTAGCATGAGACGAGGAATTAACTGGATTATGGTCTGCCACCCGGCACCGCCGAAGTTATTTTGCCATCAGAGCGGTTATCCTGTCGATAGTCGGCCGGTTTGTTTCGTCCAGCCATTCTCTGGCCACATTCCATGAGAGGGACTTGCCGAACTTGAAGTTCTCCATTGTGATGGTATGGTGCGAGAGCCTTCCTTCCGTGGGTTTGAGCCCCCGATCATGGAGTTCGCACAAACCATCGTGGTAGAACGTGCAGAAGCCGTTATCTTCACGAATAGCCTGTACCATGGGCACCAGGTAAGGCAACCTGCCCATGACGAGTCCTACACCCCATAAGGTAGGTGCCAATCGATTCCTGTAGCCGGCTTCAATGAGGCGAAGAATGTCGTCGGGGGTACCCAGACAAGGCGTGCGGCACTGGTTGCGGCATTTCTCGCACTTGCAGGAAACGGGCTTGCGCCCGGTCTTGCGGATGATGCGTTGTAAGGCTTTCTCCATAGTCACTGATATTCTGGGTGTATTCTTTTCCACAACTCAATGATACATTCACGTCCTACCTGTGTCCACCGTTTGGCTGAACCGAAGGTGAACACTTTCCCTTGTGCGTTCTCCCAGGTATAGGGAACATCGCATTGCCATGCCCTGTACGCCGGGAAGACCAGCCATTGGTGCTTCTGGTACTTGCAGATGCCTTGTTCGAGCAGGAACTGGTGCAGGCTGCGCGGCGAGATATTGAGTTCGTCGGCAATGCGTGTGCTGCGGAACCACTCCCTGTTTTCGATGAAATCATCGTAGAAGGCCACTTTGGGAATGAAATCCCGGATAACCTTCCTGTGTTCCTCGATCATGGCAAGAGCCGTATCCATATCCGTGGGCAGCGGCTGGTCCAGACAGCGAATCTCAAGGCTCTTGTATTCCCTCCTCCGCACGGGACGCGGAGCTATGTCCGCCGTAAGCCGTTCAATCTGCTGTGCACACCAGTCGGCCAATCCCGAGTCGGGCGCTATCCAGCGTGCCAGAGGAACCACTAACGGTGATTCAATCCATGTGGCACCCTTGCCACGTCCGCGAGTCGTAAAGATTTGGAATTCGTAACGGTCAGTTTGTCCGCTGCGGGCCATCTCACGCCGCAGGGAATCCGTAGCTGTAATTCGCAGCCACTCGGAGGGGATTTTCCCGAAATGCATCGTGATCTGCGTGGCATTCACCATCAGTTTGTTACCCATCTTGCGGAAAGTGACGGGAAAATCCGCTTCGTAGCTCAGCACAAAGTCCCGCTGCCCGTGTACGTGCATATCTCCGGCTTCCAGTTCCAACAACTGGTTTCCCCAGACCTCCAGCTCATCGATGAGGTCTCGGGGTAGAATACTGTCCTTGCGGACCAATTGCAGAAGCCGTCTCATGTCCGCAGGACGGAATCCCCAGAGTTCGCGGCCGTTGGCGCGGAAGGGAAGCCGCAGGGCTGAGGGACATATCTCGGCAATCGATCCTTTCTTGATCAGCTCATCCCGTTTGAGTATCTCGCATACATCGCTTGCACAGATGTGCACTTGTCCGTTATGACTCCGCGACACCCGTATGCTCCAGTCGCGGAACGGCACGTTCCTATATTCTTTCATGAATCTTTGTCTTCGTTGGTATTTCTGTTTTCCTGTTTACCTTTCTTTTCGCGTAATGTCCGCTTATGTGCCATTTGCCGGACCGAGTAATAGGTCCGCTTCTCCCCACACAGGGAATCGTAATCCTGGAGTTGGAGAGTTCCCAGATCCTGCAACTCGATTTCCACGTTGGGATGCAGGTGTCGAAAATAGAACCCTCCGCTGCAGATGTATTTACCGGTGCAGCAAAAAGAAATTGCCTGCAAGTTGCCTTTTGTCAGTTCAGCCGCACTATGAAGCGAGCGCGTGATGGCAACGAGAATCTGTGCTCCGTTGAAGATGAGCACCATCTTTGGTCGTTTAAAATTACTGCGTCTCATGATGTTCTAAAATTTGCGTTAATTCCTCATTCGTAAATCTAAGCCCGACCGATTGAACCAGCCAGGTGTCTGAAACCGTAAATCCATCGACAAACATTTCGGATATTCGCTCCAGAAGGTAGACGCCGAAAGGAGGCTCGATGTAAACGACAAATAATAGAGCCAGACATTCATCAATTAACAGGTGCCCCGATGCCTCGTCGCGGATGAACAAATCCTCCCTGTCTATTTCGTATTGCCGGCACAACTCCTCGATCCACAAGTGGAAAGCCACCCGGAAATCAGCCAGAGAGTGGCGTTTCTCGTCTCCGCGGCTCTGTATGAAATGTGTCGCGTCGAAATAGGCCGGAGCGCCCTCCTGCGGCGTTCCAAACAGCAAGTCGGGAAATTCCTTGTACCGGATGCTCCGACAAGGAACCTTTTTAACTTTCATCTCTTGATTCTCATTTCTTGATTCGTTTTTAACAAGTAGGAACAAAGGTATATTTTTTTGCGTGTAAATATAGTGTAAAAGTATTATTATTTTATGTTTTGGACTACTCTTTTTATATTGATTATAAGTTATTTATAAAATAAATACGATGTGAAATATGTATATTCTATTCAGTTCTTTTTAATTGAAAAATAGCCCATAACCCCATTTTCGACTGTATACATTTCCCCGACCGAAAACTTTGCTTTCCAAATCAGGCTACTCTTAAAAGAAAAGGAGCAAAGATGGCAGAATCAGACCATTCGTTTCACGGAGAACTGCTGGAAAGCATATTCAAGACCTCGAAAAAGACCATACAGGAGTATGTCCGGGAAATCGAGCGGAACAACTTGTACCGCTCATGCCGCATGGATACGGAAACAGGTTATATCCTGGACGACCGGTCCAGACTGATAGACTTGTATGAGGCGTGTCTGCAGCAGGACGCTCATATCCGTTCGGTCATCGAAACGCTGGAGAGCCAGATTCTGGGGGACCGTTACATGCTGGCAAGAGTGAATGAAAAAGGAAAGTACATCAAGGATGTCGCACAGACACAGAAGATACAGGGTTCTCAATTCGACCGCATCATCAAGGGCGTTATCGAGGCTAAATTGTATGGCTATACATTGCTGGAGATCATGCCGGATATAGACCCGAAGACGGGCAAACTGGCGGAGGTAAACATCATAGAACGGAGAAACGTCCTGCCGGATCAGCAGGTGGTCTTGAAGCGGCAGGGGCAATGGATGCCGCATTGGGATCTCCGCAAGGCGGCCTATCGGCGACACTATGTGCTGATAAATTCCGGGGACCTCGGGCTATTTTCAGCCACTACGCCACTCATTCTGGCCAAGAAGTTCACCGTCGCCAACTATGTGAACTTCTCACACACCTATGGACAGCCCATCATTCACGGAAAAACCGTTTCGGAGAGCAATGCGGACCGCAAGCGGCTGGCCAACGAGATTGCCAACGCCGCGCAGAACAAGGTGGTGGTTACGGGCATTGAGGACGAGGTTGACATCAAGACCTTCACGATGTCCAACAGCGAGAAAATATATACCGGGCTTATCGAGTTCGTGAACCGGGAAGTCTCCAATCTGGTGCTGGGCAGCGAGTCGATGGCGGGCGGTATGCAGTCGTATGTCGGCTCGACCAAAGCCCATCAGGATATTTTCCGGGATCGCATCGAGGTGTACCGCCGATATATTGAGAACATCATGAATGAGGAGATCGTGCCGCGACTGGTTGCCATGGGCTATATCTTACCGGGGTTGGAATTCAAGTATTCGAACCGCATCGAGATGAGCAACGAAGACCGCATCAAGCTCTATTCGCTGATTACGGACAAATATGAAGTGGCGCCCGATGAGATTGAAAAGGAGTTCGGCATCAACGTGGGCAAGCAGCTCAACGTGATGACCGGGCTGGTCGGTGGAACGGTCGCAGGAACCAGCCATAACGACCGGGGGATCATGTCCGACGAGGAATACTACCGCCGCTACGGACATCCTCGCGGGGTGCATGTGGCAAATTTTCTGCGGGGAGCGAAGTAACGGCCCGTCTTACGCTCCCTGAATGCAGGGCTGCCGACAATGCTGCCTACGGGTCGGAGGAACAGCAGGAATATGAGGCTGTTCGGGACGCCTTCCGCCGGCTTGTGAAATGGTGGGAAAATAGTGCCGAGCGGAAAGACCTGATCGAGGAAATCATCACCTTGCGGGCTTCATTCTTAATTGACAGGGCCCTGCGTGGGCTGCGCATTGATTTCGACCGTGCGCTGGATATTCTCCGGAACCGGAACGCCTTCATCTCCGCCCGTGAGCGACAACAGCATGAAATTCTCGTGGCTGCGGTGGAAAACCTGATTGATTTTGCCGTGGCCGAAGAGATGACCATGCTCGGAGCTCTCCCTGAACAGGTCTCAGAAACGAATTTGGCGGAGTGCGAGGAGGTTTGCCAACGCTATAACCTCGTGTACGCGCAGAAAGAAAACGAGCAGGTAGGACTGGCGGCTGCGATGGCTGCCTGGTGGATGGCTGTCAGCGAGGACACGCTTGTTACCTTCATGACGCAAGGGGATGAACGGGTCCGTCCCTGGCACCTTTCCTTCGAAGGGGTTTCCTATCGCAAGTCGGAATTCCCGCCGGAACTGATTCCGCCCATCGAATGGGGCTGCCGATGCTACCTCGTGGCCAACGGTTTCGCCTCGGTACACGCTTCTGTCTCCCGTTCTTCCGGACATAGGAAGGTGGATCCGGTTTTTCGGGAGAGTCTTGCCACGGGTGGACGCATCTTCTCCGACGCACATCCGTATTTCAGCACGCCGCTGCCGGAGTTTGCCGTGCAGACAGGCGACAAACTCAAAAAACGATTCCACGATGCCTAAGATAACGCTTGATGAATTCTGTGCCCATTGGGTGGAAGGGAAGTATGTTACGAAGATGCCCAATAAGCTCCAATACAACGTCTTTGACTTTGTGACGCTTGCCGGTGACTATTCCCGTCAGCAGTTCCAGGCCTCTTTTTCATCAGGAGGATTCTGTGGCGGCAGCCACTGGGCGCCTCGTACTTCCCGCTGGGGAAAACGGTTCACACATCCGGTGATGAACGATTCGGGAACTCTGGCGAGAAGTATAAACTTTGAAAACAAGCGGACGAACATTGTGGGCCGACGGAATAACCGCACGCGTATTTTTAGTAAAGGGGCATATTACAACATTTACACGACCGAGAAGAGTGTCCCTGTCCGTGGCAAGCGAGGGCGCAGCCGGGAACGGTACGGTCACTATGCGGCCGTGCACAATACGGACCCCAAGTTTGGACTGTACACGGTGAACCAGTATTCTTCACGGCGCCCCGTACATCGTCAGTTCATCGGTTTCTCTCCGAAGATTGACGCGTACATAGCCGCTCACTTCATTGACAAAATATTTGAAGGATTCCCCATGTCATGATTAAGGACAAGCATAACACCAGCACTCCCGTAATGCCGGCGCCGCGCAACGAAAGCCTGCCGGAAGAGGTCTCCGAGAACCCGTTCGTGAACATGTACCAGGCGGTACGCAGAGCGATACTCACCATACGGGAAAATCCGGATGACGGGGCTTCGCCTGCCTTTTTCAAGACCATAGCCATTGATAACGGGCAGTTTGCGCGGATTGTCCGTGGTGAGAACACGGAATACGAGATCGCTTTCCCTGCGGTATTCATCCATTTCGTAAACGTCCGCTACCTGGTGGCGCAGCAACGCATCGGCGAAGGTCGCGCCACCATGCGGGTGCGGTTCATTCTCAACACGCTCAACAACTCCGACCCGGAACGTGAATGCGATCCCTTCATTGTCTTTCAGCGGCTCAATGTGGCTATTCAGGATGCCAAGGATCGGGAACCGGCGCTTAACGAACGCTGCAACCTGACCTATTTCGATATGCCGCAGACGACCAACATGCTACAAGCCTACTGGATAGACTACGAGGTATGGTTCCGCGAGTCGTCAGCGTGGCGCTACCGGGACTGGGTGAAGCGTTATCTGGTGATGCCGCCGTTCACACAGCACAGCGACGCTCCGCAGCATGATCTTCAACAGCATGGGCATCACGCCAAACCCGAATACGAGGAGGTGACCGGATTCGTGATCTCCGCCGATGCGGATGAGATACCACCTACGGAGGATTCCGGCGAAGAGGAGGAACAGGACAGGACCTGACGATGCGGGCCCTGTCCTGTTCTTTTTCAGGCCAACTTCTCTCTTACAACTTTCTTCAAACCATACTCCTACTCTTTCGGAAAGAAACAGTCGATTATGGATATCAATTCACTTCAATATGTTGTCGGAGAGGTCAAGACCGGGGAGCCGGCCATCATCCGTTTTTTCGGACGCGTCTCCGAGGAGAATACCGCACGGTTCAATGAAGAGTTCGATTTTCTGGAGAACGTCGTGCGCCCTTCGTGCATACGCGTACTGATCAACTCGGAGGGTGGCAGTGTGCTGTACGGCATGACAACCTATTCCACCATCGCCAACAGCAAGGTGGATACGGAATGTGTCATCGAAGGTATTGCCGCATCGATGGCCTCCATCATCTGGGCTGCGGGGAACCGTTCGCTCATGCGAGACTATGCCATACTGATGATTCACAATCCGATGCTCCCGGATGGGGATGACGACGAAGGATCGGATATGGTCCGGGCATTCACCAGGCAGATTGAAACCATCTACCGTAAGCGGTTCGGACTGAAGGCGGAACAGGTTCGCGCCATCATGAACGGGGAGGCCGGCAAGGACGGCACCTATTTCGATGCTGCGGCAGCCGTGAAGGCGGGCATCATCCCGGCCGAGAATGTCATCCACACCTCCAAACAACTCTGTGAGAAGGTGCACAGTGAGGTGGCGGCACTGACCGACACGGCGGCCATTCAGGAGCTCATGAGCCGAGTCAGTTCGGAGAATAAACTTTTTGAAGAAACAATACCTACTCTTATACAAACAAAAAGCGATATGACGAACGAAAACAAGACACAAGGATTTGAATATGGGGCTATTGCGGCATCCATCGGCATGAAGGACAAGGATGTCAAAGACGTCATGGCCCGCATTTCGGAACTGGCCGCCCTGGAACCCAAGTACAAGGAAATGCAGAAATCCCTGAATGACGCCCAGACGGTCATTGCCGGCAAGGATGCTACCATTCAGAATCTGCAGAAGGACCTGGCGGCCGTCACTTCACGACTTTCAGCCTATGAGCAGAAGGAGAAGGACGAGCAGGCGGCACGCATCGAGACGCTGGTGGAGAACGCTATCAACGAGGGGAAAATCGACCGTGAGGCCAAAGCCCAATGGGTTGAGATGGCCACCTCGAATTTTGCACTGGCGGAAAGCACGCTGGCCTCCATTCCTGCCCGTGACAAGATTTCACGCGAGATCGCCAAGAACCCGGATAATATCCAGGCTGCGGCAGAAGCGGCGAGAACGGCCGAGGAACTGATGACTGAAAAGGTCAAGGAGGTGGTCGGCAGCGACTTCAAGTTCAAGAAGCTCCGATAAACCGGCGCCCGCTGCGGCGCAACTCCTATCAACTGTAAATTGACGTGCCGGAGACCTGAGGTCTCACGCGGAAGAGGTATCCGCCTGTCGGCTGAGATTCTTTTTTCAAACCTGTAACTCAAAAGACAATGGCTGATACTTTAAACTTCTTACAGAACGGGTATAACGGGGAGGTGCTGGAAGACCTGCTGACCTATACCGTTCAGGGGAACGACACGGTCCGCGAAGGACTTATCCACATCAAGACCGGCATCCAGCACCGTTATACGCTGCCGGCCGTAAAACTCGGGAACGTCATTCAGGACAACGTTCCCACTCCGCAGTCGACGCATGGCACCAAGGGAGAAGACGGCTTGAACGAATACCAGTTCACCGAGCGTTACCTCGAACCTTCCGATTTCATGATTTACCTGGAGTTCAACCCCAGGGACTACGAGAAATACTGGAAGTTCGCACAACCCGAAGGCAATCTCGTGTTCCGGGAGCTGGATCCGCGCATTCAGGCCACGATGCTGCGCCTTCTGATGGACAAGAAAAACGAGTACATCGGAAACGCTATCTGGACCTCCGCACGCGGCGGAGAGTCGGCGGCCAAGATTACGGCTCCCGAAGGCTGCACGAAAATCGGCGCCAACAAGGAGAAGTACTTCGACGGGGTCATCAAGCGAATCCTCGACAACGTGAACTCCACGGATGACGAGGTGAAAGCGGGCGGACAGTGTATCGTCTCGGGTACTACCGAACTTTCAGACGGTGCCGCCGTGGAAGCAGCCCTTTATGCCATGTGGAAGAACTGTCCCAAGCAGATCCGCAAGAAGACTTCACTGGCCTTCATTGTCGGCTGGGACGCCTGGGATGCCTACGACCAGTACATTTCCGACAAGCAGGTCAAGTATTCGGAAAATACCGAGGTGAACAAGTATCGCTTCAAGGGAAAACGTATCATCCCCATCGTCGGAATCCCGGAGCACACCATGGTGCTTGGCGAGTTCTCCACAGGCATGGACTCCAACCTCTGGATGGGCGTGGATTTCGCCAACGATACGGAAATCCTCAAGGTGGACCGCCTCCAGGCCAACTCCGAGCTCTTCTTCATGCAGATGCGCATGAAGATGGATGTCAACATTGTGCGTCCTGCGGAAATCGTGGTTCACACCGCCTACAAGAAAACCGAATAACACACCTTTCATCTGATTTGAATGTCTCACCCGGGGAGTGGAGGTAAGGCCCCGCTCCCCAATTTTCTTTCGACAACCATGGCAAAAAAAATCAATAATGAAGAAACGCCCCAGAATCCAGATGTTACCGCTACGCAAGCCGTGGCGGAACAGGAGGCTGAACGCATACAGGAAGAAACGGTACAATCCGAGGCAGAAGCGACCGCGAAACCGAAAACACAACAGACAAAGGAGCAGGAAACATCCGACCCCCATATTCTGGAACTCTTGAAGAAATTCCCCGGTTATCCGGCACTTTACATCGGAAACGGAGGTAGTACCTTCACCCCGGACACGGCCATCCACATCCGTGGAAAAGCCGTGCTGTACAAAAACCCGTATTTCAAACAATCTAAAATGAAATCATAATGGCGCTTGGAAATGTATTTATCAAGGATGTCGACGGAAATATCCCGTACGATACCGGTTCCGGGAACGAAAAGGTGACCGGACTGCTCTTTGACGTCTCCTTGCAGCCGACACTCTTCACCGAGGGGTACGGCAAGACAAATGAATCGAAGCTCAAACTCGGAGATGTGTGCTATATCACTTCGCTCAAGTCCGCCGTCAATGATTTCGGCATCATCGAGCGCGTAGTGGCCACGGAGGAGGAGGAAGCCAATGTCAACTTCCTGCACGGCATTCCGGCATACCATATACGGGAGTTTTTCCGCATGTCGGGAAACGTGAATGGGACAGGAAAACTTTATGTCATGTTCGCGGACTGCTCCTCGAACTGGGACGCACTGGAAATCATGCAAAGGGCTACCGGAGGGATGATCAACCAGCTCGGCATCTGGACCGAACAGCCGTTGTGGAAGGCCAACGGAGGCGAAGACAAGTACAACCTCAATCTTGTAAGGGGACTGAATGACGTGGCTGTCGGCCTTGCCGAACAGAACCAGCCTCTGTCGCTCATTCTTTCGGCAAACCCTTCCAATACGGGAGCAGATACGACCGAGGGCCGCCAGGTCGACCTGAACAAGATTCCCTCCTGCATCTGTGAGGCCAGTCGTATCAGCTGCATCTTCGGACAGGCGCATAACGAGACTGTCGGCCTCATGCAGATGCGCAACGTAAACCATACACCCGTGGGGTTCCTCGGGGCCGTGATGGGTGCCATCGCGAAAGCCGGGGTGCAGGAATCCATCGCATGGGTGAAGCAGTTCAACCTGTTCACCGATGACTTCCAGGAAATAGAACTGGGGTTCGGAGATATCAACCTGGACGAGGCAGAGGAAAACTTCCTCAGTCTGAACCGTTACGAATCCCTTTCTCCGGCATTGCTGGACGAGCTTGATGATAAGGGGTATATCTTCCCCATCAAGTACGCAGGACGGGAGAACGGCATCTATATTTCCAAGGACCAGACCTGCTCCACGGGCGATTACCGTACCATTGCCCGCAACAGGACTATCAACAAAAGCCGCAGGGCCGTACGTGCCGCGCTGCTTCCCTATGTTAATTCGCCGCTGCTGGTAAATCCCTCGACGGGGTATCTCGCGGCATCCAAGATAACGGCCTTCAAGACGCTTATCGGAGATATTCTGGCCAAGATGCAGGCCGCACAGGAGATTTCCGGGTATGCCGTGACCATAGACGCCAATCAGAACGTATTGGTCGACGACACGCTCCGCATCTCGTATGTCATTGTGCCGGTCGGTGTGGCTGTCAAGATTTACGTCGAAGAGGGTCTCTCATTAACCGCTTAATACCCGCATTATGGCTGTAATCAATAATGTAGCATACTCATGGTCGATGATTACCTTGTCATCGACAGCTCTTGGAATCGACGAAGGCTCGACTACGCTTGAAGGCGTGTCGGCAATAAAATGGTCCAAAAAGCGCAAGGTGGAATCCAACTACGGCATGGGTGGGAAACCTGTGTCCCGCGGATTCGGGAACATTACTTATTCGGCGTCTATCACCATGGATTACGCTACACAGCAGTTGCTGCGCTCGGTCTATGGCTCGTTGCTCGAAATCGGAGAGTTCGACCTGATCATATCCTTTGCCAACCCGATGGCATCTGAGGATTGGACGACCACAACCGTCACCCTGAAAGGCTGCATCTTCACCGAGGATTGCTTGGAATCCCAGCAGGATGACACGAACATCACCCACGAATTCGATTTGAATCCTTTCGATATTCAAATCGGTTCAGGGGATACCATTTAATGGTAGGCTATGAATGTGACTTTTGAAGGAAATACTGCAACGGGAAAGAATGAATGGCTGACCCCGCCGTCCATCTTGCAGCGGCTGGGAGCATTCGATTTGGACCCTTGTGCGCCGGTGAACCGTCCGTGGGACATTGCGGCGCACCATTATACGGTCGAGGACGACGGGCTCAAACTCCCGTGGCATGGCCGTGTATTCTGCAATCCGCCGTATGACAAGGCGCTCATCGCACAGTTCATACAGCGGTGTGCGGAACATCGCAATGCCGTTGCGCTGACGTTTGTCAGGACAGACACGAAACTGTTTCAGGAACTGATTTTCCCCCGTGCGGACTCTATTCTCTTTATCAAGGGAAGGGTGAGCTTTTGCCACGCCTCGGGAGTGCAGGGAGGTCCCGCGGGCGCTCCGTCCTGCTTGATTGCCTTCGACCGACAAAATACGGAAATGCTTGAACAGAGTGGAATTGAAGGATGTTTGGTCAGGCTATGATCCTGTTCATGTTCCCATTTTTCTCAGGAGGGTGCGCATGGCATAAGCCTTGCGCACCTTTTATTGTTCAGACTTCGATGTATTTTCCCGGCAAGAAACCGATATGCTCACCGCTGAAAACATAGCCGAGCTGGTTTGAAAGACACATGGTCTGGCCGATTCGCTTGTCCATATTTCGGTGGGAATGCCCGTATATCCAGTATTCCACGGGACTTGCTTCGATGAAATCACCTAACTCGACAACAAACGCCCCGTTCAACGGGCTGCCCTTGAATTCCGAGGCCAGCAGCTTGAAGGAAGGCACATGATGTGTGGCGACAAGGATATGTCGGGCCGTATTTCGGGCGATACTATCCTTCAAGAAACGGGCACAACGGTAATGCTCGTCGTTGAAACGGGTCCAGTCCAGCGGTTCGTTGCCGTAACGGATACGCCTGAAATCGCTGATGGCACTCTCCGTGGCATAGGCATCCTGCATGGAGATTTTAGACCACAGGGTCGTGGCGATTAACGTCGTATCTGCGGACAGGGGAATGACGGCATTATAATGACAAGTGATGTTCTCCCGAATAGGATAACTCCAACCGTTGTAGAGTTTGTCAATGTCAAACAACTTGTAGAACTCGTGATTGCCTGGTATGACGATGACCCGGCGGTAATTGTCCGATGCCCAGCTCCAGAAGGGATGCGTGGAATAGTTGTCGTCCCCGATATAGCCGATGTCGCCAGCCAGAAGGAGAATATCTCCCGTCACTTCAAGCGGGTGCTCTTTCAAAAAGCGGCTGTTATCGGAGAACTCAAGATGCAGGTCACTGGCATATTGTATCTTCATATTATAATACGAATACTTCTCTCATTATTGCAATAAAAGTTCTGATCTGTTCATCGTCCACTCGCAGCCTGTCCTGTAGGGACTGGTTCGGCAACGACGCCTCCATCATGTCCGCAAATGTTTTCATGTCATTTCTCAGTGCATCGGGAAGAAAAATCGTATTTGTAGGATCGATAGCGGTCACCAGCAACTTGAATACGTCGTCCCGGTGTTTCTTTATATCCTGGCTGCGGATTCCAGGATTGGTTTTCTTCTCTTCCGTAAGATTGAGAAACGCCCGCACTTTCAGGCAGATCAGACACAATGGTGTGGCAACCCTCAAACCGTCATGTACCGTGCTGTTCTCGATGGTGAACTGATAGCAGTCCGGATCCATAACGATGGCGGACAGACTGGAGAACTTTTCACCGACAGGAATGGGGGTCAGGTGGAATCCGGTAGGTTCTCCAAGGATATCCGGACGTGTGGACAGCAGCTCGATGCGGATTGGATAACCGGGAGACGGTTTGATGAACCGGAATAACTCGGGCACCGGCTCTTTGCCTGCTCCACGCTTACGTTCACGGTTTTGATATTCTCCTTCCGAGATGAACTGCCAGAACCGTTGGCCAAATTCCGGGGTCATGTTGTCGACAATCAGAATCATGTCAATGTCATCCGTGGCTCTGGGCGGCATGTCGCTACCCGTCAACGCGATATCACAAGCCGTTCCGCCGATGATGATATAATTGTCGCTGAAATCCTTAAAATACTCCTTGAATTTTTCTAAACCTCTTACCATTTTATTGTCTTGATTATATATTCCAATTCACCTTCCACCCTTGCGTCCGTATCGTGCCGTAACGACAGGTACAAGGACAGTTTGTCGACATATTCCGTGTCCGGGAACATCCGCGGGTGATATATCCAAACCTCGATACAATGTTTCCCTTCCATGTCGTCAACCTTCAAACCTTCCGACACCATATCTTTGAAATCCCGGTCCAGGATGGCAACGGTCCGCCTCTCTTCCGGATTCAGATGCGAGTAATGCGACAGGGCGTTGATACCGCTTGTCATCAGATTGTCCGGCAGGTCATCATCCGTGTAATACACCCAGCGGACCGGGCTCCGCATAAACGGCACAGCCTTTTCCCAAAGTTCCTGCCTAGGCAGCGTAAAGATTACTCTTTTCTCCACATTGGGAATCATTTCAGACCGGCAGAGCCCGAACTGTTCCAAATCCAACAGCCCCCGTCCGATTGATTGATAAGAGTACGGACAGATATTTTCAAAATCCTTTATGGTACAGCTCCCATGCAACGATGATTGCAGATAGTACAGCAAAAGATACTGCGCCACCGGTGACAGAAGTCTGTTCTTTTTGGGCCTTCGGGATTTCTCTATGGCATTTACCAGCAGCGTCGGCAGGAAGGCATATTTTCGGGATACTACAAAATAGACTCCCTGTTCAATCAAGCGGCTGCGATTGATGTATGTCGCGGCTTCAAGGATGAAGACGACCGGCACGCCGACAATCGTTTCTACACGTTCCGCATATCTGCGATAATTGGCCGGAGTCAGCGTTGCCGTACCGTTTTGGGAAGCAAAGCAGAACGGCTGCCCGTTGAATGTCCCATGATAGAAACTGAATCTTGTGGTCGTATCAATATTCAGCCCCTTCAGTTCTGACCGTTGGACGGGTGTCAATGCGACAGTTATCCCGGCTATTATGATTTCCCTTATAACCATTATCATCTATTTTGTACCATTATCACTTCGCGTGATAACAGTACAAAAGTACCGATAATTATCTGATAATACAAATATTGAAATAGAATTTTATTTCCTGTCAGGATTCCGTCTATATATAAACCTGTCCTATAAGAGGCTCCAATAGACAGGCATAGGTACGGCCGGACTGTATATCATTTTTTTGAGGATTCCGATGGATCGCATAAAGTAATTAGCACTAATCATTGGGGTTGCTTGTCCCGTTGTGAGATAATTTGTGTTTTAGTAATCTTTCCGGGGCATCTTCCCCTACACTTTAAATGAATCAAATATATTTTCGATATGGAAGAAAAAATGCTTACACTGGAACAGGAAGCCAAAATCAAGGAAAAAGCCCTCAAACTCAAAGAAGAGAAGAAACTGCGCAAGGTTTACCCGATGGTCGTGTATGGCGACACCGAATGCGGAGAGAAAGAATTTTATGTTGCATTTATGGCAGAGCCGAACTTTCCGCAGTTCTCCAAGTTCATGGCTGCCTCAAAAAAGGACGAGGTTCTGGCCATGCGTACGCTGGCGCGCGACTGCTTCATTGACGGAGACAAGGAACTTGTCGACAATGATTCGCTGTTCCTCTTCGGCCTGATGGGACAGTTGTCGGAACTCATCACTACCCGACAGACTGTCCTGGTAAACTTATAAGCCGGTGGGTGGTGACGGACGAGCAGCGCATCCGACAACGGATGATTTACGTCCGTCATTACTTTCCCGGCGTAAACCTTGACACAGTCACGGATGAGGAATTTGCCATGCTGTCGGAAGAGGCACTCTGGCTGCACGAACAGATGCAAGCGATACATCTCAACCAGGAACTGATGAAAGCGGGGCTGCACAAATAGTGTGCGCCCCGCTTTCGCGTCAGTTAAACGACTTTTGAGTTACTCTTCGGTTTTGGCTACATCCGCGGCCAGTCCCAGTATCTTCTTATATTTGCGTTCAATGCTCTGCAGGCGTTGGATCTCTTCTTTTGGCATTTCCGATTCCTTCCGCCGTTTCAGGCCTCCGATAGCCCGTCGGCATTCCATAAGTTCTGTTCGCGTATTGAACAGTTCCTCGATGATTTTGGCCATCGGCCGCTGCATACATTTTTGCGTGAAGCTCTCCAGGGTTTCCGGTTCTTTCTTTTGTCGTGCCATAATTCCTATTGTGTTTTGATAGCTTTTCAGACAGTCACTTAACAAATATAATACAAAATCCGGACAGAGCAAAAAAAAGAATGTACACCACTCCTGCAACAGGCCGTTTTTTTAATCTCCTCCAGCCTTACAGACCTATTCCTTTTTAAGATAGAAGCAACTCAACCTCATGCCTCAGGAACAGAATTACCAGGTCAATTATACCATCAACGTAGAAGCCTCGCAAGGTACCAAGCAGGTCATCGCCTTCGGTGAGGCCGTCGGGAAACTTGTGCAGGCGAAGGCATCGTTGACTCCGGCCGTCACGAACATCAAGAACATGATGGACGAGATTGACCGGGTGTTCAGGACCAAGAACGGGAAAAAGCGGAGCTTCGATTATCGTTTGACTATTGACACGAAGAACAGCGAGGCGAAACTTGAAAGGGTCAAGAAACTGCTGACGGAGATTTCGGAACTTTCCAGGGGTATCACGCTTTCCATCGGTACGGCGCAGGCACTTGACAGCAAGAAAATCAAGGCGAACGCAAAAAGCCTGTATGAGAAGAAGGCGGCCGAAGCTCGTAAGGCGGAAATTGAACGGAACGCCACGTCTTCGGTAACAGCCATGACAGATGCTCAGAAACGCATCACAAAGGCCATCGGCAAAATAAACTCGGCCCTCACATACATGGAGCGTGGCCGGGAGCTCAATATCAAGACCGACCAGGCGGAACAGCGGCTGAGAAACATTCTCGCGTTATTGGGACAAGTCCGGCGCGCTTCCTCTATCTCCCTGAATATTCAGGGAGGATTGGGAAGTGCCGGCATTTCCTTAGCCTCGGGTGTGCTGGTTCCATATGCTCCAACGGCTTTCGCGTTGCCCGAAAAGGCGCAGCAGAGACTCATGGAGCGGCTGTACACCCAACAGCAGCTCCACCGTCAGAAACTGGTCCAGGACGAAGAGAATTTTGAGGCACAGCAACGTCGCAAGGCCCGTCTTGACTCGGAGAAACAGCAGGAGCAACAGCGCAAAAATGCGGCAAAGGAAGCGGAGCGATTGCGGCGCCAGGCTGAAGCGACAGCGCGCAAGGAAGCTACTGCCCGACGAAAAGCGGAGGATGCTCGCTTGAGGGCTGAAGCAGCGGCGCAGAAAAAAGCTGAACAGAATGCCCGACGGCAGGAACAGCGCAACGCCATGCAGTCGGTGCGGCTGATGCAGCGCGAAAACACGGCCGCCGGAACGCTGTACCGCAGCAAGCGTCGCGCAGCCATCAACCGTATCCAATATTCCCGCGCACCCTCGCTGCGGAACTTGCCGTTCGCTTCGATGCTCAATGCCTACATGGGTTACAGCTTTGTGCGTTCGGAGCTGACAAAAGCCATTGAATACTCCAATATCATGGAGTCGGCACACTCCATTCTGAAAGTGGCCGATACCGACCTGAAAACTTTCGAGACCCGGTTTGACAATATGGCCCGCCACGTCCGTAAAATCGGTATCGACACCAAATATACGGCCGTGGAGATTGCCGGTGCTGTCAAGTACCTGACAATGGCGGGAATGAACATCGATACCATCCACAAGTCGATCCGTCCGATTACGAATCTGGCTCTGATCGGCGACAATGACGTGGCCTACATTGCCGACCTTGCCACCAACATCATGGCTGGTTACGATATCAACAACGACAGCATGGACAGTGTGGCCGATGTCATCGCCTCTACCATATCGCGATCAAACGTCAACATCGTGGAGGTGGCTGAATCCTACAAGATGGCAGCCGGATACCTTCGCATGGCAGGTATCGATTTTACGGAAGCCAGTGCCGCCATCGGTCTGTTGGGTAATATGGGTCTGAAAGGCACCCTGGCCGGTACCTCCATGCGTGCCATGGCCACCCGTTTTGCCAAACCCACAAAAGAGGCGCAGAAGGTACTTGACCGCTTGGGAGTCCAGTTTACCGAAATGAGGGATATCGAGGGAGTCATGGTCGAGAAATTGAGACCTCTGGCTGACATCTTCGAGGAGCTGAACAGAAAGGGTGCATCTATGGCTGATATGCAATCCATCTTCGGTAAAATCGGAGGAAATGCGGCCATGATGTTTGTTCGGAATTACGATCAGTTGCGGACGCTTACGGCGCATAACCGGGGTTCACAAGGTATTTCCTCCGAGCTGGCACTGGTCAAGCAGAATACGACCAAGGGGCTGTGGGCACAGGTGACCTCCCAGCTTACCGAAGGGTTCATGCAGGCATACGAGGTGCTGGAACCTTCCATCCGCTCGGTATTGCGGTCGTTGCTGGAGAAGTTCAAAGCGCCTGAATTCACCCGGGGACTGGTTTCCATCGGAAACGCTCTGCTGGATATATTTACGGTCATCGGCAATATCGGAGCCTGGGTCACCCGGAACTTCCACTGGATAGAACCGCTGGTGTTTACCGGTGTTGTAGCTACCCGCCTGTTCAAGGTGGCGGGGGCGTTGACAAATATCGGCATAGCTGTCGGCTTTATCGGGAAACAGGCCGCGGCCACCACCTCCATCGAGGCTATTCAGGGGCTTATCGGTTTCGGGAGTGCAGGGAAACTGTCTTTTGCCCAGAGAAGGGCCATCGTTTCCACCATGCAGGCAGCAGGCGTGGCAGGCCGTGGAGCCATGACAAGGGCTTTGTTGGCCGGAGGCGGCACCATCGGGGCACAGAACGTTCTCAAGTCCCTGTTCGCCACACAGGTAGCTACCGGAACCGGACTGACCGGCGCTGCCGCCTCATTGAGCGCCATCGGTACGGGTGCCGTGGCGGCAACGGCCGGCATCGCCGCTTTGGTCGGAGCCCTGGGCTGGGTTGCATACAAAACCTGGAAGGTCAAAGAGGCCAAAGATGCCGTATTGGAGGAGATCGAGCAGAACAGGAAATACCGCTACCCATCCATCGAAGCGCTCTACGCGTCGTTGAGCGACACTTACAGTATGGCCGTCAGGACCAAACGTGCGGTGGAGGAAGTGGTGGCCGGAAAAACCATCGAGGAGGCATCAGGACATAAAATCGGCGCCTTTACGAAGCATTGGTGGGCGGGATTCATGGGCTCCTTTGCGGCCGCTTCGTCGGAAGGCATGATGACTATCAACGATGTCTACAACATGGACGATGCCCGTCAGGATGATATCCGGGACGCCCTTGTCACGTTGGCCAAGCGGGACAGCCAGACACGCATCAATTCGGCGTATGCCGAGCTCGGCAAACTGAACTCCGTGCTGGAGGTGAACGCTTTCCTGAATACCGTGCATGAACGCTTCGGGCAACAGGACAAAGACCTCGACACGAGCCTGTGGCGAATGGTAAACGGCAAGGCGGTGTACAACGACAAGATCGGCGAGATGTCGGAAGCCGTAGCCGCACAGACGTATGACTACGCCCAATACATCAACAATACGACCGTTCCCGAGATTGTCCGCGCAGCCACAGCCTACCGGGACGCCATATCCAGCACCGCCAAGGCTCAGGAACTCATGCGCAAGGGAGGCTTCGACTTCGAGCAACTGGCAGCCTGGGGCTATTCCCAGAATGCCGAAGGTCATTGGGTGCAGAAAAAGTTGGGAAGCAACGCTACCGACGAACAACGTGTAGAGAACATCGCCCACCGAAAGCTGGCCCACACCACGTTGGTTAAGTTTTTTTCTTCCTTACGGCAAACTTTCGGTGGTTCGGCGGAAGCCGCAGAAAATATTCTCCGTGTGGCAGGCTTTACCCCGGATCTATACAGCAACGAACCCGACTCCAATGATACCAGGCCTTTCTCCAGCAACCCGATTACCAACAACGGTCCGGATGACGGAGGGGCCGGAGGAAACTATTCGGGGACGGGACGCCTCTCCTCAGCGGCCCCCAAGCAGGTAATTGTCAATATCGACAGTCTGCTGAGTGTACAGACCATCGATCTGATGAAATCTCAGGAAGGACAGACCGAAGAAATACAGAATCTGAAACAACAACTCGCGCAGGCGCTCATCGATGTCGTGCATGACTTCGATGCCTCTTGGAATGGATGACAAATATGGGAAGACTTTTACAAATGACCGCTTCAACCCTGTTAAGCGGCGGCATACTGAATAACGGAACGCTGGGCGGCTATATCAGCAACGCAACCCGCCTGGCATTGGGCATGGGGCTGGCAGAGCTTCAGGAAGGCCAGGTCCATTATTTCTCCAAGCATCATGATCTGTTGAAACGGGCGGCCATACAAGTCGCCTCGCAGACGGCATACGGTCTCTTGCGGTCGTACCCGCGTTATCTCAAATATTGGGAACAACGGGTACGCGACAAGTATCTGGAAGCCCAGTCCCAGTCGAGCCTAGCCAACAAGACCGGGCAGTATTACCAACTTATCAAGGAGCAGCAGGCGGTGGCCCAAAAAAAGAACTATACGGATACGATCGTAGGCCGTACGGTGGCGGATTATCTGGAACTCTCCATCTCGAAGGAAGGCCGGTATTACGACAACAAGGAATGCAAGGTAGAACCCAACACGAAATACGGGCTGGTGACATTCGTGGACCTCGGCCCGCAGGTTCAGGTGGCAAGTCGTAACAACATACTTCTGACACAGGTACAGGGGCGTGACTATACGCGCAAGGAATTTATTTCCGGCGGTGATCTGGAAATTACCATCAACGGGAAAATCACCTCGAAATATCCCGACGTGTACCCCGAAGCGGAAGTGTCGAAGTTCTTGCGGCTGATGCAGTACAAGGGCGTCATCGAATGTGACAACACCGTCCTGAGGCAGTTCAACATCACGCAGCTCATCATACAAAGCTATACTTTACAGCCAACGGACTGCCGGAATGTGCAGCCATACTCGGTGACCTGCGTGGCTGTCGAGCCTTCCGAGGCGGTAGAGGTGAAACTGGCCGAACAGGAAGTGGTGGACACGGCCATCAAGCACACCAACAAATGGATCAAGTATGTTAAATTCGGTACGGAGGTTGTCGATCCGGCGTCCTTGCTCAAACTTACACAATTATGGCTGTAGCGGCTATGGACGTGCTGTGTTGCCGCATCACGGTCGGCGACCCGGACCCCAACAATCCGATGAAGATACTGAACGGGGTGGAGATGACGGAGGTACACACAATTGAAATCAACGAGAGCTACAAGAAGTTGATAGGGACAGCCAAAGTAACTTTCCCGAAAGGCTTGGTCTGCCGTTCAACCATCATCGGCAACATAACTTTGGAAGGCAGGGACGCATCCCGTCTGACGACCGAAATCATGGAAGACGGCGTGCTCATCGAAAAGCGCACGACCCAGCGCCTTGTGGACGAGACGACTTTCAAGATCGGCCAGCGCATCAATATCAAACTGGGCTACAACGGGGCCTTGAAAAACATGTTCGACGGATATATCACGGCTTATAATTCGGACAGTCATTTCGAAATCGAGTGCGAGAACATGGCCTACAAGCTCAAGTTGAAGACGGCGCCGAAGTTCGAGACACCCGTCGAGGGTACGAAGGTGGCCGACGTGCTGGGCGAGCGGTACGGACTGCTGAAAGATACGGGCTTCGCGCTCCACAGCCAGACACGCCGTTTCGACATCGAGGTCGGCAAGATCAAGGTTACGGACAACTTCACCGTGGCCGATGTACTGGAGGCATGGAGCCGCCACAAGGTCTACTGTTTCCTCAAGTACGACAGCTCCTCGGACGATGCGATGCCCGCGATCGCCGTGGGGCGCCCGTACTCTGCGTCCCCGAGCCAGCCTCAGTTCCCCTCGGACGGCGAAGGGCCCTTCGTCATACGCTTCGACAGACATGTGGCGCAGAACAATCTGAAGGTGCTGCGTACGGACCCGCGCTTTCTGGCCGTGCAAGCTAAGGCGTTGGGGGCAGACGAGAAGTTCTTCGAAGTCACGGTACGCCTGAACCCAGACTATGACCCTTCGAATCCCGACAGCAAGGAGTTCCAGACGGTCAATGCAACGCAGATCTCGAAGAAGACGCACAAGATAACGGGCAACACCACGGCCGCGGGGGCCGACACCCGCACGAAGGTCGATCTTTCGACCTATACGGTGGTGCCGTACACCTCGACCAATATGCGGATCACTTCCGACAAACTCGTCGAGGAGGCCATTGAATACTTCCGGGCCTACAATCTGAACGGCATCACGGGCCACCTGACGATCTTCGGCGACCATGCCCTCACACCTGCCTGCCAAGTGGAACTTAGCGACGAGCGCAACCCCTCGAAGAACGGCGTCTACCTTGTCGAAGAGGTCACAACGACATTCGGCACGGGAGGCTACCGTCAACGCATCTCGATTCCCTACAAAATCAAAGGAGAGAAAATGACTTACGGGGACGGAAAGAAAAAGAACTGACGTTTTCCGAATGCGTCGTTATTTTTCATTGAGTTCGTTTTCGATTTCCTCGATGGAAGGGAGCGTATTTTTCAATTCTTCAGAGGTTACCTTCATCAGATCGTACTGCGATATGCCGAGGGGTTGATTCGTTCCTTCCAATGCGTATTCTGCGACGACTCTGTCTTTTGTTTTGCATATAATCAGTCCGATCGTCGGATTGTCTTCAGTGCGTCTAAGCTGCCTGTTGACAGCAGTAACATAGAAACCTAACTGTCCGAGATACTCCGGTTTGAACTCGGTTACTTTCAGCTCCACGACCGTATAACACCTCAATTTCAGATGGTAGAATAGCAGATCTATGAAGTATTCGTTTCCGTTTACCTCCAGTCTGACCTGCCGTCCGACGAATGCGAATCCAGAGCCCAATTCGAGCAGGAAACGGGTGATGTTCGTGGTTAGGGCATCTTCCAATTCTCGCTCATTGTAGTTCTCACGCATGGTCAGAAAATCGAAATTGTATGGATCTTTCAGCGTCTGTTGTGCCAGGTCACTCATCGGCTCGGGAAGGTTTTTGCGGAAGTTCGTCAGGGCCTTGCCCTGCGTTTCGAACAATCGGGCATCGAGGAAATTTAGCAGCACGGCACGGCTCCACCCGTTTTCAAGAGTCTTGCCGACATAAAACAGAGCCTCGTCGATGGTGCGACACTTGGTCAGTATTTCGATATGATGGCGCCACGGGATTGAAAATATCGGGGATATTAATTTGTCACCAACTTGGTGACGAATTGTATCGGATTGGCTATAAAATAAATAAAAGCGTTTGCAGTATTTCAGGTTCGTAGGTGAGAACCCCTGCATATCGGGAAAATCGGCTTTCAGATCGCGGCTCAGGGTGTTGAAAAATCCATTTCCCCATTTCGCTTCCGCCCGGCGTTCCGCGATCTCTTTACCAAGATGCCAATACAAGCGCAACAACTCCGTATTTACTCTTACAGCAGCTTTTATCTGGCTTTGGCGGATATGCTGCTTTATCTCCGATAGCCACTGTTTGTAATCTTTTGCGAGGTCGCCGATCATTGTGCCATTGTTTTCGCAAAAGTAATGATTTTATGCGGATAATCTGGCGAAAGACACTGCATTATCACCGTAATGCCCCGATTTTTCCTATTCCTTATGAAAAGCGACTTAGGATATGGGACAGAAAAGCAAACTCCTCGAGAGCGGCGGCAGCCAGACAGTGATCCGCGAGGCGATCCGGCGTATCGCGCTGGGGCGGAGCATCGACCGCGTGGACATGTCGCCCGGCGGCACGGGCGGCGTTGGCACGGCACGTCTTATCCACGGTTATGTGGCCAAGGTCCATGACGACCCTTCGGATGCGGAGTTCGCCGAGTACGGCGGCACGATCGACGTGGGCGAATATCCCGACGAGACGGCCTCCACGGAGCCGATCATCCATAAGGGCGTGCTGCTTGCAGGTACGCAGGATAACAGCGGCGGCGTGCTGCTCGTTCCGACACTGCTCTCGGACGTTACGATCGTTTCGGATGCCGCCACGCGCGCGATGTATGTCGTGAACTTCTCGCATGCCGACGTGCTGCAATACAACGCGCACCGCGAGGTCACGATCGGCGTTCGAGAGACTGAGGAATTGGATACCTCGAGCGACTCGTCGCCCGACTACGACGAGCTGGAAGCTACAGGTAACGAGGCCGCGACGCACTATACGGCCGAGGGGATTACGTCAACGGTCAGAAACGACGGCGGCAAGGAAACATCCGTTACGCAGGATGCTGAAAATATCGCCCTGAAGGTCGACCGTGGCGAGCTCAACCTTTCGACAGACAAAGCCGAGACGAAGGTCGGCGGGCAGGCCGTAACCGTCACAGGGCAGAAGATCACCCTCGGCGCCGAAGACGCCACGGAACCCATGGTGCTGGGACAACAGCTCGCGCAACTGATGATGGAGTTTCTCACGGAGTGTACGAAGGTGATGACTCCGACACTCATGGGTACGATGCCTGCGGTCAACGCTCCGAATTTCGCGCCCCTTATCTCCAAGATCCGGAACTTCCTCTCGCAAACCTCCTTCACGAAATGAGCGTCGAGAAAGACCCCGCCATCGGCTCCCTTACGCCGGGGAGCCTCTGCCACAGCATCTATACGGAACTTTACAACCGGTTCTTCAACGCGCAGGACCGGCGGGACGACGAGCATCCGTGGGGCGTGGAGGAAGGCGACGAGACATCGATCCGGCTGCACAATACGGCCTACGGCTTTGCTGCAGCCATTGCGGGGGCCGTAGGCGGCGATGGCAGCAGTGAAGGCGGCATCCTCATCGAGTACCTGCGTCGGAGCGGCGGGGATATGTCGGGCCTTTTAAGGGCCCACTACGGCTTCGAGGCGGGTGCGGGTAACCGGACACTTCTTGCGGCCTACACCCGTGATGACGGTGCCGGTATCCGCTTCGCAGAAGATATCGACGTGCAGGGCGGCGTCCTGCTTTCCGGACATAGGGTTATCGGTTACGATATCCAGAGCGACCGTATTACTCTCTCGGCCGCGAAGCTTGATCTGGGCGCAACGGTTCTCACATCGCAGGCTTCAATCCTTGTGGGTGCGGACGACAGCGGCGTACGGATCGCCCCGGATAATATTACGGTTGCAGGCAACGCGGTCTTCCACGGCGGCAATGCCAACTGCGCGGATGCGGACTGGACGATGCGCGACGCGAAGGTCGCAGGCACGTTGTCCGTTGCAGGAGCCGTCGAATTGTCGGGTACGCTTCAGGCCCTGCACGGCGCGGAGCTGGGTACGGCAGGCAAAACGCAACTTCTGCTGGGCACAGAGTGCCTCACGGCTTTTGCAGACCTCGCCTTGGCCGAGGGATGCGGAATCCGTATGGGCGGCTACACGGTGCTGAAACATGTGTCGGAGACGGAAGTGCAGCTCTCGGGCGCAAGGGGCAGCCTCTTGCTAGGCGGCGCCCACACCTCGCGTATCCGGCTGCTCTCGGGACTGATGGATACGGATGACAGTTACATGCTTCTCTCACCGCACGGAGCAGCCTATTTCCCCGATTCACTTATAGTACGCCACAGTTTCGGCGAGGTGCTGCTTTCAAGCTACCGAACCAATTCCTCGGATGAGGGCATCACAATCCATAGACGACTGCGGCTGGGCTCGAACACAGGAGCGTATCTCTGTGCGGAGGACGGGGGCATGGCGCTGCACGGCGTCTTTACGCGGACGCTTCCCGAGGACGGAGCGACGGAACGCACGGCACTGGGCACGCGACTCCGTTACCGCTATTCCGCCGAAGACACGCTCGGCGAAAAGAGTCCGGCAGGCGTCCTCTCCATAGAAACGGATGCCGCCGCGGTACTTTTCGAAAGTCCGATCCGCAGTGGTAAATCCTTCGGAATCGCCGGTTCCGCAACCCGCCTTGCCAGCGGTGTCCTATACTTATCCGAAGGGCTCTTCATCTCGGCCGGGGCGGACGGCATCACGCACTACGGCAACACCTACCTCGCGGGCGACGTGACGAGTGCACGCTTCACGCCGGGGCTCGCGGGCACAGGCTGGGGCGTGCAGCGCAGCGCCGCAACGGGCAATGCCGCGGCAACGTTCGACGAGCTGACCGTCCGCAAGCGGATGCGCATTTACGAACTGGAAATACAGAAGACCGATGTCGTTGGCGGAGCGCTGTGGATCAGCCACAGCTTCCGCGGCGACGAGGTCGAGAGAATACACTGATGGCAAAGGTCGATTATCCGATATACAAGATCCGCCGGGACCCGCACTCGAAGAAGGTGCAGAGCCTTGCAGTCGGGGATGTGGTGCGGCGTTCGTATTATGATGCTCCGCGGCAGGTCTATTCGCTGATGGTTGTACTCGATACCGGCACCGAGACTATCGGGAATGCCGAGGTTCCGTATTTTACCGGGGCCCTTATCGAAGGAGATGAACCCCGTGGGGAGGAGTTGCTCGACTTCGTGCGTATCACGAACCTTTTCGATACGCAGCGCAGCGGAGCTCTCTACCTCACGGCATCGGACAGCGATGCTCCTTACATGGATGTGATCGACTCTCTGGGAAGCGACTTCTCGCTGCTGTACCCCACGATGGGCGGAGGCGATCAGTATGCTGCGGATCGCAGTCGTTATGCCATGCAGGGAGAGTCGTATCTGACAGAGACCTATACGCAGAGCGAAGGCAATGTTTCGAGGATCTACCGTCTGACACGCACGTCGTACGAGGGTACGGGAAAATACGGATTGAAAATGGTTCCGGAGGAAACGGTGAAGGCACCTGAACGGATTCTCGTCTCGTTCAGAATCCGGGCTTCCGAAACGCTGGAGAATATTCCGGTAACATTCGGATATACGGATGGCTCGCAATCGGATTATTCCGATACACTCGACGCGGATACGCAGTGGGAATACCGTTTGGCAGTCTTCACTGTGGACTATTCCAAGCTGTATCAGCGGGCATTCGAAATAGATCTTACGGGTCGACTCGCTCAGGAGTCGTGGCTGGAGATAGCCGAACTCAACGTCGTACGTCTTTCGGATCTCGGCGCCTTCGCTCAGGCCGTCAAGGGGCGTATAGGCAATATCAGGGGCATCGTCGATTCCGTTTTCGGTACGCTGGAAGACTACGGGGCTTATTTCAAGAATCTCTATGCTTCGGGGAACGTCCACATCGCCGGTACGCTGACGGCTGCCGACGAGCAGGGCTTCGGAAGTACCTTTTACGTGGGTCGTATCCATCGGAACAGCTTCCCGAACAGCTTGCATCCGGCTTTCCATACCAAGTACGAAGCCTTCCCCGACGGTTCGCCCACAGGCATCGGGGGTTATTGTCATATCTCTTCGGGGACATCGCTTTTGGAAGTATTGGACGAAGTGTGGGCCCGCGACCATCAAGGGCAGAGGTACTGCTTCTCCTTCTGGGCACGGACAAGTTCTCCTCATACCCTGACCGTAGGCCATGCCCATCAGCCGCAAGTCAGTATCGACCTGACCCGACAGTGGCAGCGCTTCCATTATTCGTTTTGCGTAGAACGCGTGCAGGGGTCGAAGCCGACCTTCTCCTTCACCAAGGGCAAGGGTTTCTATTTCGCAGCGCCCCAGCTGGAGCCGGGTTCCCGCCCCACGCCGTACCAACCTACGGACGGGGTGCTGCGCGATACAGACGAGTACGGGGCATGGTTCGCCCGCGGCGGTATCGGCGGTACGATCCAGCACCCGCTGTTGCGGCTCGACGACGACGGCTCGGTCCGGGCGGGCGACGACTCTTTTGTCATCAACTCCGACGGCACGGGACACTTCGCCTCGGGACGTTTCCGCTGGACGGCAGATACGATTGCCCTTCAGGACTTCACGATACGCTGGGAAGACTTGAGCGAGGAGGCCCGCGAGAACCTCAAGGGCGAGAAAGGGGACCCCGGAAAACCCGGCAAGGACGGAGTATTGCCGGACTGGGTTGCGGATTGGGACAGCGGGAAGACCGTCATCGACGGGAGCAGCATCATCACCCCTAAAATCTTTGCCGGAGTTCGCAACAGCGACGGTACAATCACAGGCGTTGCGCTGGGACGCTACGAGCTGCTTTCACGCAATGAGGCCGGACAGTTCCAGAGTGAGACGATCGACGGGCTGTACGGTTTCCACAGCGGACAGCAAACATTTGCCATAGATACGACGGGCAGCGTAACGTTCGGCCGTGGCGAAGAGTCGATCCGTTACGATGCCTCGACGGGGAAAATCTCGTTCGGCAAAACGGTTTCGATGCAGTGGATCGGTGCGACCTACATCGACAAGGACGGTCTTTTCACGGGCACGCTCTCGGCCGATACGGTGCGGACTATCGTGCTCGACGCCGGGCAGATCACAGCCGGAGTCATCGATGCGGAGCGTCTGAATGTCGACGAACTGAAAGCCCGGCTTCTGACGGCCGAAAATATCGAGGCCCTGACGCTCGACGTGGAGCGCGGAACGATCGGCGGCTGGACGATCGACAGCGAAGCGATTTTCCGCGGGGCGAAGAACAATACCCCCGGCGGCTATACGGCAGGTCCGGGCGCCATGACACTCTCCTCGAACGGTCTGCGCGGCTACCGGTGGCGTCTGGAGTCTTCGGGCGCCGGAGCATTGGCCGGAGGCAACATCCTTTGGGACGATTCGGGAAAGGTAACCTTCTCCGAGGCGGTGAGCTTGCAGTGGACAGCACCTTTGGAGGCCATTACCGAAACTCTCGAAAAGGAGGTTTCGCCCCGGTTGACGCACATCACTTCGGAAGGTATCTACACAGGGACGCTCACGGCCGCACAAGTCAATGCCGCCGCGCTCGACGCAGGCAGCATCCGCACGGGCACGCTCTCTGCGGACCGCCTCGCCGCGGGCAGCATCAAGGCCGAGAAGCTCGATGCGGCCAGTATCCGTGCCGACATCATCAATGTCGCCTATATTAGCGGTTTGGAACTGAACTTTACGCGCGGCAGGATCGGCGGCTGGACGGTCGGGGCCTCGACACTCGCAAGCAGCCATATTCTGCTCGATAGCGGCAACCGGCGTGTGGCGGTCTACGGTGCGGGCGGGAGCTCCACGGCAGGACACCGCGTGCAGATCTACTATAACTCGGACAGAGACTTCGGCCTGTGGGCGTCGGATGCTTCCGGGACGCGTGTCGCCGCGCTGGGTTCCATGAATCAAATCGCTGGGTGGAATATCGAAGCTTCGCGTATCTGGAAGAATAATGTTTCGCTGAGTGCCGACGGCTCGATCACGAGCGGCTCGAAATGGAGGCTCGGCAACGACGGCTCCGGCGCGCTGGCTTCGGGCAATATCTCGTGGGACACATACGGCAACGTTACATTCGGGACTTCCGTGTCGCTCCAGTGGACCAGTGCCGCCAATACAGCGCTGGCTTCGGCCAAGACATATGCCGATACGAAGAAGAGCGAAGCCGTGAGCGTCGCAGCGGCTGATGCCACGTCGAAAGCTGAGGCAGCCAAGGAACTGGCACGTGCCATGGCATTCGGCAAGATGCTCTACCGCGTGCCGGAGTTTTTTCTTGACGGCAGTGTCCACTACAACGGTACGGGCAATTACCTGCCGCAAACTGTGCATCGCACCATCGAGCGTGTCGCGGGCTGCCCGAATTCTACGGGCTACGCTCTCAAGTACACCGCTACGGCGTGGAACTCTGCCTCCGATCTGCGCATCGGAGGTTTCCTCTTCGGCAATGCCTCGCGCGCCAATGCGGTTTTCATCGTACGTATCATCGCGCAGATTCCCATAGGCCGCACCTTGCAGAACTACCACAACGCCTACGGCAACGGAGGTACGAGCCGGTGGCTGACCTCCCAAGCCGGCACGGACAAGTGGGAAGAGTACATCTGCAAGGTCGTCTGCGGCAAAGATGGTTCTTTCAGCACGGTCAACCATTTCGCCCTCACAGGCGGCAGTACCCCCACCTCTGCAGCACCCGTGGTGTGGTACATCGCCTACGCTACGGTCTTCGATGTCACGGCCTCTGAGGGCTACATCACGACGCTCGACGCCAACGGTATCTATACAGGTACGCTAACAACGCAGCAGGTCAATGCCGTGGCAATCTCCGCGGCGAGCATCAAGACCGGAACGCTTTCGGCGGACCGTCTGGCTGCCGGAAGCATCAAAGCGGATAAGCTCGACGCGGGAAGTATCAAGACAGACATCATCAACGCCTCCTATATCAACGGTCTGGAGCTTACCTTCTCGCGGGGTAAGATCGGCGGCTGGACAATAGGCGCCACGTCGCTCTCGGGAGGAAATATTTTACTTGACAGCAACACTAAACGGTTGGTCGTCTATGGGGCGAATTCCGGCGTGGGGACGGGCAAACGCGTGCAGATATACTACAATTCGGACAAGGACTTCGGCTTCTTTGCCACGAACGCGGCGGGAACGTGTATCGCTCAGTTCGGCGCTGCCAATACGGTTGCCGGGTGGAACATCGAGACTTCACGCATCTGGAAAAACAACGTTTCGCTGGGTGCTGACGGGTCCATTACGAACGGCTCGAAATGGAAACTGAACAATGATGGTTCAGGGTCGATTGCCTCGGGCAATATTTCATGGAACGCCTCCGGTGCTGTAACCTTCTCTTCGTCTGTGTCGCTTCAGTGGAAGAACGACATCGAAACGGCCAAGAGCGCCAACTATGGCTACCGCTATTATAAACAGGTCATCATCAACGGCGAAGAAACGAAATATTATCCCGTTATTTTCAAGGGCGGAGACCAGACCGTGCAGCGCGACATCATGATCCGGCGTGCTTACCACGAACTGGCACCGGACACATGGTACAGCCCGACGCACAAAGGGGGGCTGAACCTTCTGATCAAAACGAACTTCGGCGGTTGGGGCGGTGTAGAATACGGATGGGATATTTATGATCTTCAAGAGAGTTACTGTCGTATGTTCGGCGGTGCGGGACATTGCGGCAATTACTGCATGTTTGCCGTGTTCCTGCGCGGCGGAGGCACTACGGGCGCCGTATACCACCTCTACTCGGACCAGCCCATCGAGAGCTCTTCCATGAGTCCTTCGCCGATTCCTCCGGCACCGCAGATCGCCTACAACTCGGACCTGATCTTCCAGAGCGGCACCTCGATGGCTTACGCTGCGGCACCGCGCACGCTTACGGCTGCCGTCGAGGAGGAGATTCGCCGCCACCGCTTCATTGCGCTGGCACAGGGATCCGACACTACGCTCAAGGAACACCCGCTGACCTACATTGGTTCCACGGGTATATACACAGGCACCATCCGCGCCAACCAGATTCAGGTCGATTCCGCACTCGTCGTGGGCGGCAGTACCTATAACGGCAGTATCTCGGTTCGTAACGCCAGCAATACGGTCAAGGTTACGCTTGACCGCACAGGCATTACAGCCGTAGGCGGCAAGATCGGTGGCTGGACCCTTACCTCCTCGTCGCTCTATGCAGGAGCTGTATATCTAAGCTCTACGGGTAATATTTATAACGGTTCTTACTGGCGTCTGTCGGCCAATGGTTCGGGATACCTTGCCAAGAACAACATCTCGTGGACGGCGGCCGGCGTGCTTACGATGAAAGGCGCGACGATACAGGATGCCATTATCAAGGGCACCTTGCGCAGCCCCTTCGTGAAGGTCGACGATTCGATCTGGGTCGATGTGGGCGGCAGCAGCTCTTCGACGAACAAACCCGATGCGGACAAGTACGATAACATCTGCATCATGGCGGGACAGGACTCGGGAGGTTGGAATATCGGGCAGCCGGAACTGCCATGGGATGTGAGCCAGTCGGGCCGCCGTCTTTGCTTGACACACTATCGCTACGGCAGCGAGTATGTCTACGGCACGAGTACCTTCACGGCACCTGCGGGAAAATATTTTTACGAGAACGGACGTCTGGCCTCGAAACTCAACATGTCGCGCCAAGTCGTAGAGCTGATAGGCTTCGGCACCTCTTCGACCTTCTACGGATGGATCGTGCTGAACCGCCGCGATCTTGGCACCACGTCCCAATACGGCGAATACATGCAATACCTGGCCATGGGGTCCGTAACGCTCAATTCCACGAGCAGCCTCACGCTCCGACAGAAGACCTATGACGGCAGCAAGGTTACGGTACGCCGTACGGGAGCGGGACTCTTTACTGTGGGATTACCGTGGACTTTGTCCGTGAACAAATACATGGTCATGCTCTCGGGCAAGACAAGCCCCGTGCAGAGCACGCCGATCTATGCCACCGTGAAGAACCAATACTCGACCTCTTTTATTGTACAGACACAGGATGACGCCTCGGCCAACGACGGATCGTTCAACTTCGTCATCATCTCTACGGCCGATTTCACATAAAAGATGAGCGCGGCTCAAACCATTGCCAGCCGTGCGCCCTAACCTTCGGTAAACAGCCAAAAAAGCAATATGGAGATCACCAGCACCATTGTCACGCGCACGGCCCGCCAGCAGACCGAGAAGGCAACTTTCGCTATCGAATATTCGACCGTCAACGGCACACTGCAACGCGTACAATTCAACATTTACTCTATGGCAAGCGATGCCGCCGCGGAAGAATACCGCGGAAACATCTATTTCGACGGAAACGACTTCACCTGCAACCTTCCCTTTTCGGAAGAGATTCCGTACTACGTCGGTAAATCCATAGAGTTTATCCGGCAGATCGTCGAGGAGTGCACCGCGGCCGTACCGGCCGCAACCTCGGATGTGCCGGCGCCCGCACGACAATCCAGATAACAAGATACAACGTATGGAAATGACGATCAAAGACCGGCTTTACCTGCCGGCGCTACTGCCCGACAAGGGTAATTACAGGGAGTTCAACCTCAAGAAGGGCATTCTGCAGAAAATAGCCCTTACGGATGCCGAACGCGAGGCGGTGGGCCTGCATCGTGTGGAGGAAACGGACCGCATAGAGTGGGACACGGACAAGGAGACGCCCCTTGTGGCGGACTTCTCACGCGAAGAACTCGACTACCTGCGGGAAGCGTGCGAGAAACTTTCGGAGAAGACCCTGCCGGATGACATGTGGGCCACAGTAGAGCGCATCTTCGATAACTGTCAGGCGGAGTAAACAATCGTCGGGCGGAGTAACGAAAAAGGCAGGATCTTGCGGATTCCTGCCTTCTCGCGTTTGCGATCGTATGTTTTTTTCGAGCGATGCACTGTCCGCCGCAGATGCGCAGATTTGCCGTGTCGCTCGATCTCCGCCTCGCGGTCAGCCTTTCGGTGGGCTTTAAGGTAGTCTTGCTGTGTGATCTTAAATTTTTTCATACGTCGAATATCAAAGTTACAACGGCGTGTCCTCCAATGGATATATTTATTCCCATGAATGACAAATATAGCGCATCTCGGGGACAAAACAAAATGCGACTTCTGTCCGCTCGGGTCCCGCTCCACTCCAAACACTTGTCCTGCTCGGTCACTATTCTTCAACCGAACGACATCACGATATGAAGCATGGCACGGGAGGACATACTGGTCGACTCCACCTATGGAGAGCTGGTTACCGCGGACAATCCAGCGGGCAGAGTCATCTACGACTTCGTTTTGCTGGAAGAGGTCGCGGGTATGGATAACGAACACTATGCCTACGGAGAGATTTCCCTCGCACAGGAGGCGGAGAGGCGCTACGACGAGGGCAGCAGTGTCCATGTGCGGATTCCCTATACGGCCGTTTACCTGCCTCTGCGCGTTCGCTTCCACATTGCGACGCCGGGAGGCGGGGAGCACTATATGGTAAATCCTGCGAACAATACGCCGTGGTTCGATGTGCAGCGTACCGGTGGCGTTGTCATACGCCTCTCGGAATATGCCGAGGTGAATGCGGACAGCCTCTTCCGCCTCGTGCGGCGAGGCGGCACACTGGAGCTCTATAGTGGTACGGATACGGACGTGCGCATCGGTGCGGCCCTGCGCCAGAACGAGGTCTTCCTGCTGAAAGCCTCTCCGGGAAGCCTCTACCAACACCCGACTACGGGCGTGGGACTCATCGACTTCCTGCACGGCAACTTCGAGACGACGGGCCTCGCGGCACGGCTGCAGCGGGAGTTCGAGAACGACAGAATGATCATCAACAACGCATACATGGATTCCGAAACGGGCGAGCTACTGCTCGACGTCACGGAGAAGGAATAACAGATACACTCGATGGGACGGTATACGGTAATCACAGGGCAGAACCTCTATGACGTATCGCTCGACATCTACGGCTCGATCGAGGGCATCACGGACCTGCTGGTCTCGAACCCCCGGCTGTCGATGGCTTCGGAGCTGCACGCGGGCGACCGGCTGGACTACTCGGACGACTACCTCATAGATGCCGAGACGGCGGCCTACCTGCGGCGCGAGGGCATCACGCCCGCCAGCGGAGAGCGACGCGTTTATTTTCGGCAGACATCGCAGCCACGGCGTTTGGAGCTGTGCCTCCCTGCCGCAACATCCGGTGTGTTTTTCTCCCTCTCGGGCCGCGGAATGGCGGAGATCGACTGGGGCGACAATGCGCCCCTGCAGACTGTGGGGCTGGAGGTACAGCCTGCGATCCTGCGCCACACCTTCGATAACAGCGTGGCCACGACGCGCATCGTACGTCTTTATGGAGACATCGAACTTCGCGAGGCCGACCTCTCGGATCTCGAGGCACAGGAACTCCTGCTGCTGCGGCCTCTGCATGTCGAGGAACTCGCCCTGCGCTGGTGGCGGGCGCCGCTGAGCTTCCTGCCGCTTATGGAAGGTCTCTATGCCCTCGACCTGCGGGATGCCGTATGCGACGATCTGCGGCCGCTGATCGAGTGTCGCAACCTTATGCGCCTCGACCTGTCGAGCGCAGAGGTGCAGCGACAGGTGCTCGATGGGTGGCTCACGGATCTCGTGCGCAGACATTACGGCCGCCGCGCATGCCACGTGACGCTCTCCGTGCGTCCTTCGGGCGAGTACCGTGAACCGGCGCGTGACGAAGAGCTGAACTACATCCTCTCGTGCGGCATGGAGGCCGTATGGCTGCTGACGCACGAGGAGGCGTGGAACGAGGGCGCCCCATGGCGCTTTACAATCTGCGGCGAAGAGTATGTTTACGAAGCGGTACCGGAACCAGAACCCGAGGAACCGGAACCAGAGCCAGAGCCAGAGCCAGAACCCGGACCTACACCTCCTCCGCATTCCGGCGGAGCGAACGATTAAGCCACAGAAAACGATGAGCAGAACCATACGACAGATATACGAGGAAGCCGTTGCCGAGCGCAACAAACGTCTGGAACTTGCAGAATTTTCGAACGATTCGAAGATGTCGGTCATGAACGGCGTGGCATGGATGGTCGCGGCGCTGATCTACACCTTCGAGTCGATCCTCGATGTCTTTGCCGTGGATGTCTCCGAGACACTCGACAGCCGTATCAACGGCACGCCTCGCTACTACGCCGAGGCGCTGCTCAGGTATCAGAAGGGCGACACGCTCCGGGTGCGCGAGGACGGACTGGGGTTCGGCTATGCCAGCGAGGACCCCACGAAGCGTATCGTCACACAGGTATCCTATACCGAGAGTACGGACGACCGGAACGTGGACAGCAAGCTGATTCTGAAGGTCGCCACTGGGGAGCGCGGAATGCTGCGTGAGATCGAGGCCGAGGAGTTGATGCAAATCACGGCCTATGTGAACCGCATCAAGTTCGCCGGCACACGCATCGAGGTCATCAGCCGTCCGGGCGACGTACTCATTCCCCGCGTTACAGTCTACTGGGACGGCGCGGTACCCGAGGCGGAGCTCTACGACGCTCTCGAGGCTGCGCTGGCCGAGTATGTCATGAACATAGACTTCGACGCTGCTATCTACGTCAACCGCGTATGGGAGGCGTTGCGACGAGTAGAACATGTCACGGATGTCTGGGCCGACGCCCGAGCCACACCCGCACAGGGACTCTTTCTCGCTTCGTACGACGGCGACGGACATCTGCAGCCCCCTCAGCACATAGAACGCATGACCCTTACCTCGTCGGGCTACGTGCGGGAATCTTCAGGCAAGGATGCCGAGGCAGAGCTTCCCACCTTCCGGCAGGCCCTAAAACTTGTAATAGACAACGGATGCGCTACAGACTCCCCATCGACAGACTCGTGAACCGTCTGGTCCCGCACTACCTGCCGGGGCGGCGTTTCATACTTTGGGTGCAGAGCCTCGTATGGCCGCTGCAAACCTTGAACGACCGCTTCTGCGTGTGGGCACACGAGCGACGCATCGAGGCGGCCATGACCTCGCAGGTCTTCTATTTCGAGTGGTTCCTCAATCACCGCTTCGGGAGCTACTTCGCAGACGCTGCGCAGCGGATAACCATCTCGGAAGGGGCTGCCGTGGGTGTGGACCTCTACTTCGAGGATGCCCGCTACGGACGTCCCTTCACCGTGTGGTTCGCGGGCGAGCAGGTTGCGGACACGGAGGAGGAAGCACCCCGGCGCATGTATCTCGAGGCCGAGGAGCGGGCCGTGCTACGCGCGAGCTTCACGGTCTGCGTGCCTGCCGTTACGCTTCCCGCCAGCGAGTTCGTACACATGCTCACGCACACCGTCGAGCGTTACCGCCTCGCCGGCAAGACCTACCTCGTCCGTATCGAGGACGGAAAAACGGAGACTCAAACCACACCATAGTGAAAGAATACATTGCCAAGACGGGCGGACGTTACACCTACAACGACGACTTGCTGAACCTGCAGGAACTCGCCCGGAGCATGACCTCGATCTTCGAAGGGTGCTCAAACTTCATCATCTCGGGTTGCGAGGTCGCCGACGGGCGTATCACGCCCGGCTACGTGTGGATCGGCGGTCGTGTGCGCCCCTTCGAAGGTGCCGCGGAGGTGTCGTTGCCGTACTACATCTACGAGAAGAACCACTACGAGACGATCGCCTATGCCGGGGACGTGAACAAGCACGGCCGCTGCTGCTATCTATGCTCGGGGGCGACATCGGTTCCACAGACCGAGGACGAGGTGACGGGCGCCCTGCCGGGCTATATCGAGCTGCACGAGGATTATGCACCGCGTTTCATAGACAAGTTCATCGGCCGTTATGCCGTATTGCTGGAAAGCCCTTTCGCACGACAGACAGTTCATAAAGACCTCACGTTGGCAGGCTCCGTGAGTGTGGAGAAGCAGTTCGAATGCAAGACGGGCTTCTCTGTCGTCTCTCCCGACGGAAGCTACAGCCTGCAGGGGCTGGTGCGGGATCCGGGAGCTGCGGAAGTGTCACTCTGCCATCAGGAGCAGCCCGTCAGTCGCGTGGAGATCGCCACCGACGGGTCCTTCACACTCTATGGGCAGGATGAGACACCTCTCGTGCGCGTGAGCGGCGAGGGCGTGCACATCCCGCACCTTACGGCCGTCAGCGGCCGCCTTGGAGCGCTCCATATCGAAGGCGGCGACCTGTTCAACACAGCCGACAATACGGACGAGGGTACGGTGAGCGTGAACCGTCGCGGATATCGCGGCGCCGAAGACCGCTACCGCAATTTCGCGGTATACGATGGCCGCAACTCCGTGCCCCTGCTGCTGGCGGAAGGACGGACAGGAACAGTCGCGGTCGCGGGAGGCTTTGAGGTGCGTAGCGCCGCCGGGGGCATAACCCTGCGCAACACGCTCTACGACAAGAAGGAGGCAGCGCTGCAGAACCTCCTTCAGTGGCAGGACAAGGAGGGTGTGCGCATTGCATGGCTGGGTTACGGAAACGGGGAATCGGTACACTTGAGCCTGCACAACGATTTGGGCGGTCTCACGCTCAGCGCTCGCAGTTGGGTAGACGTCGCCTCGGAACTGCGCATCGCAGGAAGGCCCATTGCGGAGCTATACGTCTCGCAGGCTTCCTTCACGCAGGCACTGGCCGCAAAGGTGAATGCGGTCGAGGGCAAGGGGCTCAGCACGGAAGACTTCACCACGGAGTACCGCCGCAAGTTGGACGCCATTGTCGCAGGCAGCCTCATGGAGGGCAGCGCGGGCTTCGCAACCACGGAGGACGTATCCCGTGCGTTGGGCGGCAAACTCAATTGTGCGGACAACCTTGCGGATCTCGCGGACAAGGCCGCGGCCCGCAACGTGCTGGAGGTCTATTCCTCTTCGGAATGCGACGGCCGTTTCCTGCAGACAAAAAACTTCCTCGCGGAGTTCGCATCCCTTACGGCTGCAGAAGTCGAAGGCAAGAGCCCCGAGGAGATCATTGCCCTGAAGCAGGAGCGTCAGCAGCGGGCTCGCGAGAACCTCGACGCCGAACGCCGGGGCACAGGGGATATGAAACTTTCCAAAGCCTCGAATCTCGCGGATGTGGAGGATAAGGATAAGGCACGTCACAACATCAACGTTTATTCGATCGAGGAGGTGGATGCGCTGCTGGCTGGGAAGCTGGACAACGACGCCGCCTATCAGGGTGCAGTCTTCACCACAGAACATAAGGCCAAACTCGAGGCGATACGCACGGGAACCTTCGCCGGCAGGGACGAAAGCGGCGGCCAGCAGAACCAGAGCGAGGGCTACGTGACGACCTCGTCCGTGGTGCGCGAACTCTCGAAGTACGCCCCGCGGCTCATGGCGGGCTACAACACGCAGGACAAGGCTACGGTGGCTGCCAATCTGGAACTCTATACCCGCAACGAGTCGGACGGCCGTTTCGCGGCACTCGGGCAGTCGCTGCAGGATTACGTCTCGTACCTCGTCCGTCAGGGCAAGGCGACGGTCGAGGCCCGTAAGGCGCTGCGCGGGGTACTTGCCGCTGCCGGCGTGGATGATCTTATCGCCTATGTACGCCGTGACCAGAACCTCGCGGATCTTACGTTCAAGGACGACAATGCCCGGCGCTTGGCGTGCCAGAATATCGGTGCTGCCTATGCTCCGGAGTACGAGAAGAAGATTACGGACACGGGGTGGCTCGAATGCGGCGGCGAGAATGCCGGAACGCTTTGGGCCCGGCAGATCGGCAACATCGTCTGCGTGCAGGGCATCATCAACACGGCCCTGCGTTCGTCGAACAACTGGGGCTCCATCGCCACGATCCCCAACGTCATCTCCCCGCCTCGCTTCGGCTGCCGGCAGACGATGGCCAATTTCAACGACGACCACGTCTACAACCGTGGCTGCTCGTTCGTCATCAAGGCCGGTTCGCGTACGATCCTCATGCACGAGAGCGGGGCTTACAACGTAACTACAGAGCTCAGTTTCTCTTATATGACCTAAAATCTTATTACAATGAAAAAGAGAGTGAACATCACGCGCGACGTGGAGAGCCGCCGCAACATCGCACGGGGCGCAGGTTTCGCAGTGCCTGCCGCTTCACCCGACAAAACCGAATGTCATGACACGAAGAACGAAGAGTCGCTGCCGGAAGGTATCCCTACGTCCTCCGCAGCCCGGAACAAAAAATCGCGGGGGACGCCCGCGGGGAAGCTTTAAGCGCTTCCCTTTCAACCAGACGCCCATAGGGTTCATGCTCTACAACGAGGCGCCTGCGGTCTACAACATTCTGATGCTGCTCTGCCCGCATTCACAGCGAAGATTCCCGCATCCGCAGACCGTGGCTCTCGTCTGTACAGCCTCGGACGACCCTGCGCTGCGCAAGCCCAAATTCCGCCGTTACATGAAACGCTACGAGCGAGAGGGTTGCTACTGCCGCCGCGGCAAGCTCCTCACGCCCGAGCGCGAGCGTTACTATGCCCGCCTGCGGCGTACATTGCTGGATCGCTACATCGTGGATCATTGGGCGCAAATCGTACGCATGCAGAGCATGGAAGAAATAACACACGCAAGCACCACTGTCGAAATCCCGCATTGGGAAAGCGACGTTATCCGCGCCTACGTCAAGAATTTGAAATAATTCATAAAAAACTAAATATCCGATATTTGCATTTTCAAAACAAGACCTATAATTTTGCAGTGCGCTTCCTTGAAAGAAAACGCGTTCAATTTGATGGTTCCCCGCCTCTTCGGGGAGCGTGATAGTTAAGCCGGAGCTGCGAGCATCGAGCACCGGTTTTTTTCACGGCATATCGAGTAAACCAGACGGTTCCCGGCAGTACCGAAGCCGGATCAGAGCCCCGATCCTCGGCAGTATTAACTATCACACATCGCAACCATGATGCAAGACAATTACGACGTACGGGGTACCGAGGGTGCCTCTGTGGAGGAACTCTTCCTCTCTCAGGAGGAGTCGTTTTCCGAGGCGCAGGCCCGCGCCATTGAAGAGAACAAATCGTTCGCCAAAACCGAGTTCTTCCGTTTCGACAGGCTGGGAACCTATCGCCTGCGCGTACTGCCCATCGCCCCGAGCCGGACGGATACTGTAGAGCGCCGCGGGTACGAGTATCCCGTCCGGCAGTTGCTGATGGAACTCCAGCGCCCCGCAGGCGGGGAGAAGACGCAGAGCATGTATGTCACCGTACCCCGTGCCACGGAGGCCGGCTATACGCTCGATCTCATCGACACCTACCGTCGTCTGGCCTCCGAGGCCGCCCGCACAGCAGGTGATGAGAAGCTCGCCGAAAAGATAGCGGGCGGCAGCTATGGAGGGGGTCTCAAATTCGGATACGGACATGCCATGTACGTCATCGATCTGAAGGAACGCGCCAAAGGACTGCAATTGCTCACGCTCTCGCACGCACAGTTCAAGGAACTCGACGAACGACGCTTCAAACTCTGGGAAAAGAAACTCCAGAAGAATCCCCAGCATCCGTGTCCCATCTCATCCGTGTATAGCGCCTATCCCGTGGAAGTCGAGAAGCGTCGCAATGGAGGCAAGACCGAATATTGCTTCTCCATAGACAACGAGTCCGACAATGAGGGCCTTTCGAAGGAAGAGCTCACGATACTCCTGAACAGTCCCCGCATTCCGGAGATCATCTATCGCTATACGCGCTACCATTTCGAGGCGACGCTCGTCTTCCTCACCCAGTGCGACACCCGCTACGGTCTACGCGTGATGCAGAGCTCAGAGATGACAGAGGCCGTGGAAACCTTCCGCGCCGAGATACCTAAAGAGGATACTTCATCGTTCAGCTTCGATCGCCGTACGAAAGAGGCACGCGAGAATGCAGCTGCCGGAGCCCTTACGCTCGAGGGCCTGTGCAACCGCTTCGAGGAGCTCCGGGCCAAGGGTTTGGGCGACAAAACCGAAGAGGGGCAAGAACTGAGGGCCATGCTCCGCAGTTTCATCGAGCAGGAGAAACTTCCGGTGCGCGTCACACGCTCGGCGACTAACGATGAGCTGCTCGACATGATCGAGGATGCCGTCGCAGACACGGCCGCGGCACAAGATGACCCTGAAGCCGCACCGGCAGCCGCCGGGATGCAGGAGGAGGTTTCTGCACCTCGCAGGCGATAAACATTCCTGACGTCGATTCTTTTCATCTTACGGGGGCGCACCGTGCGCACCCCTTTTTCAACGATTTGACTCATGACAAGAGATAAACGACCGTGCATGCTTCTGATGAACGACATGCACGTCTCCAAAAACGATATTGCCGAATTCGACCGTAACTGGGACGAAGCGCTGGCACTCTGTCGCGAGCGCAGCATCCGCGATATAGCCCTTGGCGGCGACCTTTTCCAAAGCCGCAGCGCGCAGACGCTCGACGTCCTGCTCGCGGTACACGACGCCCTGCTGCGTGCAGCCGGGGCCGGCATCCGTCTTACGATTGCCGAAGGCAATCACGACAAGGTGAATCAGGAAGACCTGCGCGGCTACTGCCACGTCTTCGACTGCCACCCTTCGGTCACGGTCGTAGACGACATCCTGACGCTCGATGACCCTGCGTGGGCGTTCTCACTACACATGATGGGCTATTTCCCCGAAGGCGGAAGCTTTACGTCGCGTCTGGCGGCCCTTGCGACGAGCGGTCTTGTGGAGGGCAAACTCAACTACCTCTATATCCACGAGGGCGTGAACGGAGCCCTCGCCACGGCAGCGCCGTGCGAGCTGCCGCCCCGCATTTTCGAACCCTTCGACCGTGTCTTCGCGGGGCATTACCACAATCGCGCCGTCGTGCCCGGCACCCGTATCGAATACGTCGGATCGAGCCGCCAGTTCAACTTCGGCGAGGATGAAGCCAAAGGCTATACCATCCTCTGCACGGACGGTTCGTCGGAGTTCGTGCAGAACGAGGCCAACATCCGCTATAAGGTCCTCGATACGTCGGCCGATAAGGTCGGCATACACCTTTTCGACCGCATCGACGAGCTGCGCGCCGACGTCCGCTGCCGCCTCAAGGTTCGTGTGCGGGCTTCGCAGACCGACACCGTGGACCGCCAGCGGCTGCTCGATGCCGGAGCCAACAAGGTCGAAGTCCTCAGCGACACCGCCCCGATACCGGCCGCGCCCGAGGAAGATGTGCTCGACAAATTCGACGGCGCACGCCTGCGCCGCGCTTACGAGGACTTCTGCGCAGGGAGAGGCATCGACGACGTGGAGCTCGGAATCGCTTACCTTAACAAAATAGACCGTACATCATGTGGTATCTGAAACATATCTCCGCAACCGATATATGCTCCTTCCGCACGCTGGACTATGCGCCGGCCGAAGGTACGACGACGCTCATATTCGGGCACAATGCCGACAACGAGTCGCAGCGCAGCAACGGAGCAGGCAAGTCGACGCTCATCGAAGCCATCACGCTCGGACTGACGGGTAGCCCCTTGCGCAAGGTCCGCGCCGAGGAGGTCGTAAACGATGCGGCCGAAGAGTGCCGTGTGACCCTTACGCTCGGCAACCGGGCCACGGGCGAGGAGATGCGCATCGAGCGTACCGTACCCCGCCGTGGTACGGCTTCGGTGCGATGCCTGCTCACGCAGGACGGGAAAACCGGAGAGGTAGCGCAGCCCAGCGTCGACGCCGCCAATCGCTACATCCTCGAACGGCTCGGCATCACACGCGAGGAGCTCTTCTTCGCATTCATTCTCTCGCGTCACCGTTATGCGGACTTCCTCTCGGCATCGGACCGGGAGAAAAAGGAGATCATCAACCGCTTCAGCGGCGGCGACAGCGTGGACCGTGCCATCGCCTCGGTCGGAGAAGACCTTGTGCCGCTGCAGGAGGAACTGCGGGCTGCGGAGCTGGAGATAGCCTCCATCGACGGGCGTATCGCAATGCTATCCGAGCAGATCGCTCACGAAGAGGAGTCCCGCAGCGAAAAGGAACTTTCTCGGAAACAGAAGATCGCCTCGATACATGAAACGATAGCCGCCAAGCGGAGTGCTGTGCGCGAGTGCGGCGAGGAGATCGCCCGTCAGGAGCGGTTCTTGTGCCGCATCGCCGAAGCCGAGGGTCGAGTGCAGAAGGTGGAGGACTCCGCAGAGCCGCTTGCGGCGTGTATGACCCGCGTACGGGAATTGCTCGCACCCCTGACAGATGCTCCGCTGACGGATTGGGGGCATGTGGCGGCGGACAAACACAAGGAGATAGAGACCTCCCGGGCGGAGATGGACAAGTGGACGCAGATCATAGCAGGAATAGGCCATAAGCTGGCCACGGCAGAGGTAGAACTTATCCTGCGGCGCAAAGAGTTCGACTGCTTCAAGGAGGAGGCTGCGGAGAAAGGCGTCGCACTGTGCGACCAAATGCGCAGCCTCGAAGAACGCCTTACACGGATGAATGCCGAAGTCGTGGAACTGCAGCGGCGCAAGCGTACCGTGACGGCGGCTGTAGAGACGCTCCACGCGCGTCTGGCAGGCGTGGTGGAGTGCCCTGCCTGCGCACATCGTTTTCTTGTAGCAGACGGTGCATTCGACGTGGCGGCGGCGCAAGGGCAGCTCGAAGGTCGCGAAGCGGAGCTCACACAGGTGAAGCAGGAACTTCAGGACAACGAACTCGAAGCCGAGAAGGTCGCGCAGATGATAACCGCCGTGCAGACCCGCACCCGCGAGCTGGAGGCCCTGCGCCGCGGCTGGGAGGAGCGTATGGCCAAGGCCACGCGTGCCGTAGACGCAGCGGAATACGAGATGGAGGGCGCGAAGTTCAATATGCAGCGCATCCGCGACCATGTCGCCGCACGTACCCGCGAGGTAGAAGATATGCGTCGTGCACTCTTCGACGAAGCATGCGACCGCCTCGTCGACCTTCGCAAGGCCGCGGAACGGTCGATCGATGAATGCCGCGAGCGTATGGCGGCAGCCGAAAGCTCCATAGAGACCTTGCGGCAGACGGCCGCCGAGCTCGAACATGCCACGGCATCGGAACTTGCGGCATCGCTCCGCAAATCGCTGAAAGAGTACCGGCGCCGAAACTCGGAACTGATGGCGCGGCACTCGCAGGCCGTGGAACGGCGTACGGCGCTGGAAACGCAGCAGCAACGTTTCGTGCTCTTTCGGACCTATCTGGCCAACACGAAGATAGAGGCTCTCGCAGGTATGATAAACCGCGTACTCGAAGACCTCGGCTCCGACCTGCGCGTGAATCTCGCAGGGTACACGACCCTCAAGAGCGGTGTCGTGCGCGAGAAGATCTCCGTCACGGTGATACGCGACGGAATGGATGCCGGCAGCATCCTGAAACTTTCCGAGGGGGAGCGGGCACGCGTGAACACCGCCTCGATCCTCGCCATGCAACGGCTGGTGAACGGCAATTGCCCCTACGGCGGAGGACTCGACCTGCTCTGCATGGATGAAATCCTTGACGCCGTGGACGCGGATGGACTTGCAAGCGTCTTCGCGGCGCTCAACAAGCAGTCCGTGACGGCGCTGGTCGTATCCCACGGACTCGTGCAGGAGAACTATCCTCACCGCATAACCGTCACGAAGGAGAATGGAGCTTCGCGGATCGAACGGCAGTAGACTCACACGCAGCCGCCGAACGCACCTCGCGTTCTACCGCACGCTCCGGAAGGCCCCTCTCCGAAACGGCATACGGTGCATCGTGGCGAGGATGTGAACTTCAACGCCCACAACCGCGACCTAAAGCAAGTCTCCGAGCTGCGGGGCATCCCGCTCTTCCTGCGCGAAGAGCGGAACCCGTTGCCCGTGGAGTGCGTGAACGCCGCCACAACTCAAGAAATGGACAGCGGGAGACGGACGGACCGACAAGAGCCGCCTGATCGCCGCATGCCGCAATGACTGCCGCTTTGCCCCTGCCTCGTATGACGGGGCCGATGCTTTTTTGCTCTCCCACGACCTCGTACGCAAGTACCGTCTGCCATAACAGGTCCGTGCACTCCTTATCCCGCCTGCGGGGCGGCTGTCTCGCCACTCCGTCCAGTTCCCATTTGATGCTAACCATAAGCCGACAGATCCCATGAAGATGAGTAATGACACAATAAGTCGGCCACGTGAAAGCACAACAGTCCCTGATTTCCCACATAGATACCGAACAGTCCGTACGTCAGCGCACGGAACTCTTCGAGCGCCTCATATTCCCCAACCGCAATCTCGTATATAAGATCTGCATGCGCTTCACATCGCGCTGGCAGGATGTCGAGGAGAACTACAACGAGTGTCTGGCGAATCTCTATCGCTACGTACACACCTACGACCCGGGGAAGAACCTTGCCAACTGGATATTCATTTGCTGCAAACGCCTGATATACGATCTGGACCGACGCAGGGCGGCATTCAAGACCTCGGACGACCTCGATCCCGAACACATCATCAGCCACCACGCCGAAGATACCGACCGTATGAGCGGCAACTGCATGGGACTCGATAACTACCGGGAGCTCTATAGCGACGACATCCTGCGGGCTCTCGACCGACTGAATCCCATATACCGGGAGGCGCTGCTCCTGCAGCAGGCCGGATACAAGCTCGAAGAGATCATGGAAATAACACACCGCAACGGCACGCTCCGTACACCGAATATCGAGACGGTCAAGAGCCGTCTGTTCCTCGCCAAACTGAAGATGCGCCAAATGATCGACCGCGATGGAAACAGCCGCAATGAGTAAGTGGGCCCTGCAACTCGTGCAGCTGCTCGCAAGTCGTTGCATAGACCCCGCATTCCGATTCCCCGCAGGTGCCGCGGCCCAGCATACGGTGGCGGCCTGCATGGAGGCGCTGGAGCGAGAGTTCGCGGGCGTGAGCCGTCAACGGATCGTAGACTTCTGCGTATGTCAGGTGTATGCCATGACCTTTTACAAGAAAGGGACGCTCCGGCAGCGGTGGCGCGTCGCCCACTCCTTCGGGGCCAAGGCGCTGGAACGATTCCGCCGCAACGAACAGAGGCACCGCTATTGGGAGGATCGCTGGCTCGCGCAGCACGGAATCGTGCGTGCGCAACTCGTGGAGATGCTCCGCGACCGCACGCAGCACCCGCTCGCGAAGTTCATATATCCCGAATACGAGGACCGCACCAAGCGCCGGCAGGCGGGCTCGGAGGCGGGGCTTTACATATGCACGCGGTCGACGCTCCTGTGGACGCCCTTCTCGCCCGTATGCCGTGCATGCGCCATGGCCGTTCAGTGCCGCACGCTGGAGCAGCGACGCTATCCGGAACTGCTGCGAATACGCGAAGAGCAATACGGGAAAGGAGGCGGCAGATGACGGCATCGCGCAACGCACTCTCGGCCGAGTATCTCTACGAACTCTACTCGACGGCCATACGCCACGAGGCCGTATGCGCCGTACTCGTAGCGCACATGCGGCGCGAGTACCTTCCCGACCGTACATTCCAACATATTCACGAGTTTTTCGTGAACCATTACCGGACCTACAAATCGCCGCCCTCATATGCCATGCTTGCGCAGACATTCGCCTCGGATTACGATGCACTGGAACTGGTGAACACTTTCCGTGAGTACGACGGAGAAAACAACCCCGAAGCGGTTGTCGACATGCTCGAAACGTACATCAAGGGTGTGCGTCTGCAGGCCGTATACTCCGAGGTGGGGAAACTCTACAACCAGAGCCGGCAGGCCGAGGCCGAAGCGAAACTCAAGGAATACGCCGAGTGGCTCGCGGGATTCACACTCAAGGATTCGGCATTCGTGGACGTGGTGAAGACCTTCGCCATGCGTTTTCATCGCAACCGCCGCCGTGAGGAGGAGCTGCAGGCATCGGGCGTGAAGCCCGTCACACGCTTTTATATTCCCGATCTGGACGAACTGAATGCCGGACGCAGCCTCCGCGGACAGCTATCGTGCATCCTCGCGTCGACGGGCGTGGGAAAGAGCCACATGGCAAAACATATAGGCTTGCGGGCCGACATCGACGACGGACTGCACGTGCTGCATTTCCAGCTCGAAGGTTCCGAAGAAGAGGCACTCAATGCATACAGCGGGGGACTCATAGCCCGCAACGCCTTCTATTTCGAGCGGGGGCATATCGCCGAGGTGGAGATGCGCCGCTTCGAAAAGGAGATCGAGCGCTATGCCGGGAGTATAACCGTACGGTCGTTCCCACGCTTCGCGGCACGCATATCTACTATCGATATCCGAAACGGCATCGCCGAATACCGCAAAATCAACGCCCGAACGCCCGACATCGTCATCATCGACTCGATGGACCTCTTGAACGACGCCTCCCGCCGCCAGTGGGGAGCCGAGCACGAACGCTCGAAGCGCATCGCCGTGGCGAACGACCTGAAGGACCTTGCTGCCGACGAGAATGTATGGATGGTCGTCACGTATCAGGCGACGATCGAAAACCGCGACTGGCTAAACGACGAGAACAACGTCCTCACGGAGTACAACTGCTCGGAGGCGAAGGGGCTCGCACGGCCATGCACCCACCTTATATCGCTAAATCAGTCCGCGGCCGAGCGCGAGGCCAACGTCATGCGTCTGCATGTGGCAAAGAGCCGGTTCTTTCGCAAGGGAGATACTTTTCGCATAGCCACGGACTATGACAACGAAACCTTTTACGATTCGGCAAGGACGCTGGGACTCAGACGGTAAATTCGGATGATGTTTGTTCTTGCCTTTCTTTCTCCATCGTTTGGTATTCCTTCAATAACACTTTTACCCGATGGTATGCAGAATCGTCTTTCCCTTCCCCTTTTTCGAACAACACGATATCCTCTCGATATACATCGTCGAGGATATCGTATTTCAGAAGTAATCGCACCATATCGAAACTCGATTTTTCCCATACCGCATTGAATACACCAAATGCCAACTCATAGCGGGATAATTGAGCACGATATAAATGTGCATAGTATGCTTTGTCCGTATCGTTGAGAGAAGATTGGTCGATAGTATTAAGGACATAATACATATTCCGGAAATATTGTCCGAGAAAATGTCCATTCTCTTCATAAAGTTGCCCGTACACTTCGGCAACAGCTTGGACTCTGTCTTTCGCTGATAGTTTATCGCTATATGCAATGGTCAGGGCTATGGCGGACCATTCTTGCTTGTTAGTGTCTACGCATTTGATATCTCGGTACATATTTATCTTAATTTCCGAAACAGTTTTTTTTGTTTCAGCGAACAATTTAGATTGGCAGTCTGTCAGTTTTGGAAAACGGGATGTGCCGTTGTTATTGGTTTTCAACCCGCGTATAATCAAATGTAATGCAAGATATTTATCCGCCTGTCGGGTATAGGCTCTGAATGCGTCATATCCGGATATTGTATTTCCGTTCTCCTGATATATGACCGCCTCGACTTTCTGCTGATGCAGGCCGAGCAGATTAAAAATCTGTTCCCGCTCGGCATTCTTACGCCCTTCATATACCGTCCGAATAGCGATAATAAAAGCCAGAGATCCGAACACTGCACCCCAAAGCGTACCGAACGCGATCCACGCATTATAATCGGAAGACAAACCATCATGGTAAATACAGAAATAACAGATAATTGGTGGTATGGAGAATATGCCACCTATAATCCACCAAAAACAAGGGGAAGCTGGTTGCATTGTGGCCGTTACCGCCTTTATCATTATAGCTTTTATTGCCTTGATTTTTTCCATTTTTTTCATTATGATTTGGTGCTCAGCATGGGTTTCAGTTTGCCGTCGATAAAATGATTCGGTTTCCAACCGGTCAGTAGCTTGTCTACAAAAAAAGTATCTGCGGCTGATACTACTGTACCAACAACAGGTATTAAACTGGATAGTTCCGTAACAGTAAAGCGTGCTGCTTTGACACCTTTTTTGTCCGCCAGCGTCGGAGCCAAAACTTCGTTTATATATTGATTGACCAGATCGGCATCCCGGTCGATTGTTCCTAGCCACTTCCTGAATTTATCGCCTTCTTCGAGTAATTTAAGTAGCTGTTCACCAGTTATCTGTCCTGCGACGAATGCTGTCCCGATACTGGGACAATCTGCCAAGACATGCTTGTTAAATTCTATGATCTCTCCTTCGCTTTTGCGTGTTCGCTGTATGACATCGGCGATTTGCAGATTCATCAGCGATGAGTGCAGATCGCTGGTAGCAAACTCACTCATAAACTGTCCTGCGATGTAATTGTCGCCCCGGGCCTCGGCCAATGCCAATATGATTGAAGAGTAACTGAGACCGGCTTGTTCCCGTTTGGTGAATATGTTATTGATCGTATCGAAATCAATATTGGACCGAACGCTATATGTTGCGGAAAATGGACCAACGGGATGTTGGTCCTTTACGATATCAATGCGTAAAGGTTCTACCTGGACATATTCTGGAACATAGGTGTGTAGTATTTCTGCCACAGCCTGGGTTAGGTAGACAGTATTTAGGAAGTCTGCATCAATCATTTGCCCAATAACAGGCTCATAAGCATGCGCCTGAGCAATTTCAGAGAAACTATCAGCAAATTTCATATTGTACATACTGTTGTGAACTACCTGTTGATGGGCTGTATAAAGGATGTTGTGCACACTGACATTATTACCACGGAACAACTCTACTCCATAGTGGATGTCGGCGCCAAATGGTTGTGTTGCAACACCCAGAATATTCTGTCGGATATGAAGTTTCAAGCGTCTGCTTTCAATCAGTTCTCGCAATGTATCTTCACCGAATGTCTTCAATAGTGTTACCATTTCGGCCGTATGCGCCAATACGTTAACCTCTCCGTAAAAAAGCATCGTGTCAATAAGGAACGACATATCGAGTCGTCCATCGTTCAATTCTCTGGATTTAATGCAAATCTTCTCGAACATGTTTTGTTACATTTTTCACATATCGAATTTACTTATTTTTTCGTATTTGCCCAACTTTTCTATTCGATGTTGGACTATTCCTTTATGTGCGAACAGACGATAACACATACCTTATCGAGGAACTAACTCGTGAACTTTCGGCCCGCCGCGACGGATCGCGTCGCAACCTCATAGCCCGGTGTCCTTACTGCGGCAAGGAGGGTAAGTACGGCGTTTATATCGGTCCCGAGACGGCCCGCAAGAAACCTTTCATGGCGCACTGCTTCTCGTGCGGGGCTTCGACGCACTCGTTGGAGCGAACGCTCGAAGCCCTCGGGCGCATGGACCTGCTGCCGACGCGCACGACCGACCCCGAAGCCAAGCTGGACTGCAGCCTGCTCTTTCCGCTCGATGCGGGCGAGGAGATCGACGATGGACTGGGTATCGTGGAGCTGCCGGAGTTCTGGCGCCGCACCTTCCTGCATCCTTACCTCAAGGGACGCGGCTTCACGGCCGACGACTACGAGTTCTTTCCGGTGGGAACCACACGGGGCCTGAACTTCCGCTACGACGATTACGTGATTTTTCCGGTTATCGACTCCGGCGACACGGTAGGATACGTCGCCCGCCATCTTTGGCCCAAGGCCGAGATCGATGCCTACAACCGCCGGGCGAAATTCACGGGCGACTACGCCATACGGCGCTTTCGCAACTCCACGCAAAACGACTTCGTGAAGCTGCTTTACAACTATGACGCGGTACATGAGGACAGCACCGAGACGGTCGTTCTCTGTGAGGGCATATTCGACGTGGTGGCTCTCACACGCAAGCTCGACCTATACGAGTCGGAGCGCGTGGCCGCCGTAGCCACCTTCGGAAAGAAAATATCGCAGGCCCAGATTTACAAGCTTCAGACGAAAGGCGTGCGCAACGTCGTGGTGGGATACGACGGGGATGCTGTGGACGCCACGAAGAAGACGGCCGAGGAACTAAGCCGCTACTTCGAGGTGCTCGTGGCCGACATTCCCGATCCCAAAAAGGACTGGGAAGACCTCTCTCCGCAGGAGATCTACGACATCTTCGCCTACCGCCTCAAAACGCCCGTCGAGTACAAAATCAATAAAATCCAGCAACTATGAACGATCTAACCCGATGGCTCGACAGCCAAAATATAGACTACTGTGTCATGGACAACGAGGTGGTCGATATACCGGAGTTCGGCCGCCTGTTCCGCGCCGACCTTACGGGCGTGAAGAGTATCTTCCGCCAGCGGGGAGATGAGCAGGTCTTCAACCTGATGGAAGACCCGCAGACTCTTATCGACGAGGGTATTTTTCACGTCGCCTTTCCATTCGGCGACAACTGGTACTACTATGACCTGCGCGGGGAGTTTTCCCTGAATATCCTGCGGCATATCGGTCGGCCCAAGCCTGACGGGTGCGATGTCGAGTTCGTCAATCTGGGCGTTCACACTCCCTACGAACTGCTCAACGCTTCGGGCGATATCGGGGCATGGGTCCGAAAGGCCAAATGGATGGGCCATACGGCCCTCGGTCTCTGCGATCGCAATACGATGGCCGGAACACTGGCGTTCCAGAAAGAGTGCGCCAAGGCTGGAATTAAGCGCGTCTTCGGCTATTCGCTCACGCTGGATGGCGACGGAACGGAAGTCCCGTTGAAGGTCTACTGCCAGAGCCAGCAGGGATTGCAAAACCTGCTGCGCATCCAGAAAGCGGTGATGGTGGACCGCGAGGACGGGAGGATCGACATGGAGCGCCTCATGGCCCACGGACGCGGCAATGTCCTCGTGCTTGGAACGCTCGCAGCGGAGTGGATGACGGAGAACCGCCCGGCCATCGGGCGACTGCGCGAAGCCTTCGAGGCCCTCTACTACCAGATCGATCCCACGGAGTTCAAGGCCGACCGTATCGACGTGCAGCGGCTGGAGAATATGCGGCGATACTTCCACGAGTTCTGCAAGAAAGGCGTGTTCGAGGTGGAACCGGTGCTGATTCCCGATTGCTACTACATCGACCAAGCCGACGCCCGCAGCAAAATCATACTCAACAAGATCGCCACGGGCGCCGCGCACGAGCAGAGCAACGAACAGTATTTCCGATCCGCCGGAGAGCTTCGGGACAAGCTGCGGCCGTTGTTCGACCCCGAGCGGTGGGATGTGGACGAACTGTTCCGGCGGATGTGCCGCAATACGGTCGTGATCGCCCAAGGGGCCGAAGCGGCATACCGGACGGACGCCGTCTTCATGCCGCGCTACGACATGACGCCGGACGAGAAAGCGAAGTACGGCGACACGCATACGATGTTCCTTTCGCTGCTCGAAGAGGGTTTTTCCAGATTGGTACCTGCGGAAAAAGAAGCCGAATATCGGGAGCGTCTCGATAAGGAGATTTATATCCTCGAATCGACGGACAACATAGACTACTTGCTGGTTCAGTACGACACCGTGAACTGGGCGCGCCGCAACGGCATCCTCGTAGGCTGCGGTCGAGGCTCGGCGGGCGGCTGTCTGGCCTTGTACCTGCTGGGCATCACGCTGATCGACCCTGTGAAGTACGGTCTGTTGTTCGAGCGTTTCCTACTGCCCGAACGCGCCGGATTGTATGCGGCCTGCACCACGCGTATCGTAGGACGCATCGACTCGAAGGACAGCTACCGCATCGGATTGGAGAACAGCCGCGAGATCCTGCTGGACCGCGATGCCCGGCTCGTGGTACGCCGCGGCGACGAACAGATCGAGGTCTATGCCGACGAACTTCGGGAAGGAGACGACATCTTGTTCGACAACCGCGATTTACTGTTTGAAATAGACCGACAATCATGAGAATAACGAAGATCACACACGAAAAAGCTCCGGTCGAAGCTCTCGATACGGAGGCAGACGAGGGCTACCTGCAAGGTCCCGGCCGCGTGCTGGCCGACGTCGATGTCGATTATCAGGCCGACCGTCGTCAGGAGGTCAAGGAGTATCTGGAGCGCCGCTACAATATCGAAGGGCGGCAGCGGGTCTTCTCGGCCGGGACTTTCTCGACCATGAAGCTCAAAGCCTGCCTGAAGGACGTCTGCCGCGTGCATAAGATTCCCGTGTCGCTGGCTAACTATATCTCGGCGATCATCGGCTCTTCCGATGCGACATGGACCGACCTGTTCCGCCTTGCGGCCCGCACGCCCAAAGTCCGCAAGTTCGTGAACGATTACCCGCAGGCCGTCGAAGATATGCGCCCGCTGCTGGGCCAGCCTCGTTCGGCCTCGGTGCACGCCTCGGCCATCCTGATCACGCCGGAGCACCGGGACGGAGAGCCGTCCGAATGTTTCGACTTCACGCCCGTAAAACGGGTGGACGGCATGCTCGTCAGCGAGCTGGACGGCTACTCGTTGGATGAAGTGGGTCTTCTGAAGAACGACTGCCTCGGCATTCTGGAACTTACGAAGATACAGTCCGTACTGAATGAAATCAACCGTATCTACGATTCGGGCATCTCCTTCGAAAAGATCGTACTCAGCGGACTGGATGACGAAAAGACCTACGGACTGCTCTGCGAAGGCTACACGGCCAACATCTTCCAGCTATCCTCGGCAGGCATGACCCGTTATCTGCAGGATATGCAGCCGGCGTCGATCGGTGATCTGATCGCGGCCAATGCGCTCTACCGTCCGGCAACGCTCGACTCCGGCGCGGCGGAGAACTACCTGCGCTGCCGTCTGGGCGAGGTCGCTCCGGTCTACCTGTGGGGAACGTACGATGCCCTGAAAGATACCTGCGGGCAGTTGATCTATCAGGAGCAGGTCAGCCGCCTCGTCCGCGACGTGGGCGGCTTTTCATTGGCCGAAGGTGTGCGGCTCGTCAAGCTGATCTCCAAGAAAAAGATCGACGTTATTCATGCTATGCGGGAGAAGTTCATGACGGGAGCAGCAGAGAAGGGATGCCCGAAGGACGACGCCCTGCGCATCTGGGATCTGATCGAAAGCGCCGGAAGCTATCTCTTCAACCTATCCCACGCCTCGGCCTACGCGATTACGGCTTACGTCGGTGCATGGCTCAAGGCTAACTATCCCACGGCCTTCTATACCGTGGCCCTGCAATACGCCGATGACAAGGAGATCGTTACGCTGATGTCCGAAATGGAGCGGTGCTCTGCAGCCCGTATCGTGCCGCCCGACATCAACCTCTCGCAGGTGCAGTTTTATACCGACTACCATAGCGACAGTATCTACTGGTCGTTCGGCCGTATCAAAATGGTCGGCGTCCGAACGGCGGAACATATCGTTCGCGAGCGGGAGCGATTCGGAGAGTTTACGGGTGTCGGGGATTTCGTCCGCCGTATCTTCCGCCACCGGCTCAAGAAATACCGTACTTGGGAGGACGACCTTCCGCCAGCCGAGGCGGAACGTGTTCCCGTAAACGCCCGCCATGTCCGTAACCTGATTTTGGCCGGCTGCTTCGATACGGTGGAACGTATCGCATCTGTTACCGAGCGTTACGGCATCCTTCAGCGTGCCGCCGCGGAGCTGGGTTTCGCGCTCGACGAGCGGGACTATCCGCCGGAAGAGATCGCCAAGCACCACTTCTGGGCCCGGCAGCAGATCGCCGTGTCGGGCATCGGATCCGTGGACTACCGCCGCATCTTCGACGAGTCGGCAGTTCGTGCCCGCATCAAGGGCCGCGCGTCGTACATGAGCCTTCACGACGCCCTCGTGATGGAGAACGAAGGGAAAAAAGTCGCCGTCTGTGCAACCGTAACCGATGTGGAGGAGCTATCCTATAAGGACAGGATGACGGGCGACCGGGTCGCTTTTTGCAAGATTATATTGCAACAGAACACCGACACGATCGAGGCGGTCTGCTGGAACGACTTTTTCAGCGCCCGCCGTGCCGAGATCATGAGGCTCAAGGACCGTATTGTGGTACTCACGGGTATCATCCGTTACAGCGACTTCTCGGGCGCCAACACCCTGCATACGACCAAAACATCCATATTATCGCAAGAGTGAGACCCATTATCATTGCCATCGTGGGTGCTTCGGGTTCCGGCAAGACCACGCTATCGAAGTACCTGCAACGTAAATACGGCATTCCCGCCATCGTATCGACCACCACACGCCCGCGCCGCGAGGGTGAGGTCGAAGGCGAGGATTATTTCTTCGTGCGCAGCACCCGGGGCATCGGCCGGGAAGCGATGCTGACCTATACCCGGTTCGGGAAGCACGAATACTTTTCTCTGCGCAGACAGCTCCCTGAGTCCGGGTACTGCACTTACGTCGTGGACGAGAACGGCATCCGCGCCCTCAAACAGACGGCCGGAACGGAGTACGACGTCTTTACGGTCTACATTTCCTGCCGTACGGAAAATCTACCATTCCGAGGCGTCGATGCCGAGCGTATCGAGCGCGACAGCCACCGCCGTCAGGTCGATTACTCCCTGATCGACGTGGTGCTGGGGAATAACGGCACCGAGGCGGAATTCCGCGAAGGGGCCGACAAACTGATGCAAATTATCGGACAATGGCAGCACCTGCGGTAGAGAATAGGATATACACGGCTATCGGTCTCGACTTCGAGACCGGAGGGCTTGATCCCGTGCGTTGCGCCTGTACGCAGATCGCCCTCGAAGCCATCCGGCTCGATACGCTGGAGGTGTTCGACCGTTATGCGGCTTATATCGCCCAGTACTGCAAGCAGGAGCTGGGTGCGGCCCGCCGCAAGGTGCTCCGCTCGAAGCACGAGCTGGCGCAGCCCACCGAGCGGATGGACTACGAGCCGCGAGCGCTTGAATATTCGGGCATCACGATGGAGCGTCTCGAAGCGCAGGGCGTCGATCTGAAAGAGGTCGCCGGGGCCGTGCTCCGCTTCGCCGAACGGGCGACGCTCAGCAAGGGCACACAGTGCAAGCCGGTACTCATCGGCCAGAATATCACCTTCGACATCGGCTTTCTTACGCAGCTGATGAGCTATGCCGGCCTTACGAAGGAGTACGAGAAAACGTTTGCCGGAAAAACGGACTTCTATGGCAACTTCCAGCCTCTCTATCTGGATACGATCCTGCTGGCACGGCTGGCATTGGCCGCCGATACCGGAGTTACGTCCTACAAGCTGGAGCTGGTGGCCGAGCGGCTCGGTATCGAGCTCGACGACGCCCATGATGCCGGAGCCGACGTCGCGGCGACGCTTGAGATCGTCCGAGTCTGCGCGGCCCGTATGCGTAACAGTGAGGGCGCCGTGACAGAAACCGCCCCCAAGGAGAAGACCAGAAATCACTTTCTGATATGACGAAGGAACAGAACGACAATGTAGTGCTCGGCCGCAATGAGCGGGGCGAGGAGACAATCACCTTCCGCGTGGAGGATCTCACGACTTATGGCGTGCTGGGGGCCGACGGCACCGAGTTCATGGCCGCGATCTCGGGCTACGGCCTCGATATCGCCTTCAACCTGAAACTCATCAACTCGCTGGCGGATGCCGAGGCGATGGCAGACGCCATGGCCGACGTCTTCTACGAAGCGCTCATGGCACAGCTTATAGACCGGAAACGGATACAGGTCAAACCTGCCGGGGCACAGGATCCTATTCTTGGATAGAAGGCAAGATACAATGAAACAGGACGAAATACAGGTTGTCGAAGCTGAAGCGGTGCATCTCGCGGCACTGGACGGGCCGCCGCAGCTTACCGAGGCGCAGGAGCGTTTCTGTCAATTCTACGTTTGCGGCGGCATGCAGTACGCCGGGCAGGCGGACAGGTGTTACCGCGAGGTGTTCGACATAAAGCATGGCGATACGGAGGCTGCGGCACGCCGCCTCGTGCATAACCCCGCCGTCATGGCACGCATCCGCGAACTCGGCACGGAGATGATCTCCGAAACGGAAAGCATCGCCGTCAAGATGCAGATAAGTCGCACGCTCCGCAACATACTGGAAGAGACGGCGACGGGCATCTACCGCGACCGCTTCGGCAACCCCCTCTCCCCAGCGCCCCTACGGGCCGTGGCCGTGAATGCCGCCAAGGCCCTTATGGAGATGTATCCCGTCAAGAACGGCGGCGAGGCGAAGTTCAAGATCGAAGGTAGCGACAACAACATCGTCTTCAATGTCATCGTGCCACGCATGGAAAACACCCCCACCCATGACGAGGGATAAGGGCGGAAGGAGACGCAGATGCTCCCGCCGCGACGTCGAGAGGATCGTGTACCTGGTACTGATCGTCCTTGCGGCGCTATACGGACTCGTAAACAGCGAGGCCGCCGTGAGCCTGCTGGGGGCCATTAAAGACGCCTTTTCACTATTGATAAATACCGCGACACCATGAGCGCTACAACCGAAAAATTCAGAAAATTCGTGGAGGACAACTTCAAAATCATCGTTACCGTGCTGGCTTTTTTCGTAACGATGTACGTGCAGCACACCAACAACACGGCCCGCATCGCCGAACTGCAGGGCAAGTGTGTCGATCTGGAGACCAAAATCGCCGATCAGTACGACCGTATCAACGCCATCAAGCTCGACAAGGCCGTATTCGAGGCTACTATGACACAGTTTACCTCCATACAGTACGACCTGCGCGAGATGCGGGCCGACATCAAGGAACTGCTTAAAAACAAACAGTAAAATGAAAAACGTTACGGACAGAGTGAGGGTCGTCCCCTCCGTAGAATTGAGCGACATGCGGCTTTCGGGCCTGGCAGGGCGTTGCGGCACGGTGACCGAGCAGGTGCTGGCCGTTCCCGGCCGGCTGATCGGCTGTATGGTGCTGCTCGACAAGCCTTTCCAGAATGAGCACCTGTGGTTCATACCCCAAGACGCCCTCGAAGATGAAGCGGACCGTTAATCGCATGCTGCTCGTCGCAGTGGGGCTCCTCCTGCTCGCCACGGGCGTCCTGTGGCAGCGCAACGCTTACCTCAAGGAGGAACGGAACCGCTATCGGAGCAATACCGAAGCACTGCTCTCGGACATGAAGCGCATACGCATCGACTCGACAACGCTCGCCGTGGATGCGAACACACTGCGGCTGCGGATCGACGAGTATAAGCGCCTGCGGGCTGAGGATGCCGAGAAAATCCGAAGACTCGGCGTGAAAGTCAAAAACCTCGAAGCTGCGGCGCGCCACGAAATCGAGATTACCGGGCCGATAGATGCAGTGGTACGCGATACGGTGGTCATACGGGATACCGTACCGATATTACGTCAGAAAGTGGAGATGATAACGCCTCATATCCAACTGGCGGGGCTTATCGAGAACGGACGTCTGAAAGGTGAAATCCGTGTGCCTGTAACGCTGCGGCAGGCCGTGTGGGTCGAATATAAGGGCTGGTGGTTCTGGCGTAGAGTGAAAGCCATACACCAGACCATAGCCGGGGATAACCCATATGTCGATATCCGATACTCGGAATATATCCGAATCGAGTGATTTTCCAAAATTCTTTACTACCTTTGTTTCACTAAATAATTATACAAGAACCGGAAAGACGAAAGAATTGACATAAGATAGCTTTTAGCTGTTTATTCCAGATCTGAAAATCGCCAACTTCAACTTACGGGAATAGACAAGCGGGGCTCGTGTATTGCACTATTATCGTGCGGCACGAGCTTGACTTGTTCCGTAAGTGGGTGTTTGGCGATACCTCGGATCTGGACAATGTCGGGTTCGTGCTTTCTTATTTTTTTAATTCGTTGTTCTATAACGTATGCCGGCAAAATCCAATAGCACTCCCGCGGAGCGATTGAAAATAGTCATAGAAAATGCAGGGATGAGTACATACGCACTATCTCGTCATATAGGGTTTCAGCGTCCGGAAAATCTCTATCAGATCTTGCGCGGAAAATGCGGGATCAGCAAGAATATGGCAAATATCATTCATCAGAAATTTCCGCGATATTCTATCGACTGGCTTATTTACGGCGACAACGATTCTCAAGAAACTCTTCACGATAACATTGTCCGTATTCCGCTTTATAACAATTATGAAACGATGTTATTCCCGCCGGTTCTTCCAGCGGACGAAATACTTATATTTTCTTCGACTCTTGCCGCAAATGCGCAGATAGCCATCACATATGCCGATGAGCGGTTCAACCCGGATTCTCGCAAATCTGTATTATTATTACGAAAGAAGGCTGTGGCAGAGGAAATTTGTTATGGGAATATGTACTTCATCGTTGCCGATCATCTGCGCCTTGTGCGTCGTGTATACAAATCTCCCGGGAATTCGAAGCGACTCCGATTAGCCGTCTCGCCAGAAACCGCCGCCGATGATACAACGATCGAGCGAATACAAATTCGTTCGATGTGGATTGTTTGCACGGTTATCAGTCGTATGATCTGAAAGCCGAATGCTTCCCTCCTGCTACATCACGGGTAAAATTTCAATGGCATATGAAGAAAAAATCCACGGGAAGCATCTGATACTAAAATATTGAAGCATATTCGATCCGTTGAAAAACGGAACACGCGAGGCCACTTCTCCGGCATGCCATAGAAAATTCAATCGAATTCGTTGACGCCGACCCCCAAGTATTGGCAAGCCTTTTTCTTGCTGATTCCATCTTTGATCATACGTTCGTAACTCTCCCGCTTTTGGTTGTGCCCCTCGATTCGGTCGAACAACATCCCGACCAATATATCCACTGCTTCCGAAAAGGCCGCTTCACCTTCGGGGGTGTTAAAATCGATCTTACAAAAAGGGGCTCGCTCCCTGTGCAAGATCAAATAATAGACACCCGAAATCAGCAGGGCAATAACGCCGCGGATATTGATATGGGCAGACTTGAACAGGACATCGTAATATTCGACCAGATTCAGGTTCATCAGATCTCTTATCTGAGCCGTTCTTCTGGTCGTATCATTATCCGTAGACATTTCCCAGAGCAATAACTTCTGCATGACGGCATTATTGCATAACTCTTTGTACAGTGTCTTCAGTGTTTTCGCAAAAAACGACTTGGGGCCCAAATCGCTTAGCTCCGACATCTTGATCGTGTCGTTGATCCAGAAGTCGTATCTTTGGGCTAACTTGTCATAAAGATTGTCGATAGAGCCATAGCGTCTATAAAAGACGGGAGGCTCCAAACTGGCATTGGCCATCAGTTCCGTTACAAGCACTTTGTCGAATCCGTTTCGGATGACCAATTTCTCGAGCTCGGTCATGACGGCATTGTCTATTTCAGCATTCGTGCGTCTCACCCTCCCTGCCATTTTGTATAATCCGATTTATAGTTATAATGAATGTATGTATAATTCCGCCTCAAAAATAGTGAAAAATGGATGGCATGGCAAGAATTTATTTCTGTTTGCGGTTAATTGCAATCAAGACCGCATCGAACATTCTTGCTCTTCCTACAGTTTAGATCAATGATAAGGATGTAACAAAAGAGAGACGGGAATTCAGTTCTCGTTCTCTCTTTTATTCGTCGTTATATCATGGCTGCTTCGATGGTGGGTAGTCGAGTTTAGATAATCCCGTATTTTTTACCTGTTTCGTAAAAGACATCGAGCAAGCGATCGCAATCTTCTTGAGTGTGGCATGACATCACGCCGATTCGGATACGACACATCTTGGGAGGAACGACCGGCGGGAAGATCGCATTTACAAATATTCCCCGGTCGTAAATATCTTTTATCAGATCAGTCAGCACATACTCATCGCCTATGATTACGGGAATGATGGGTGTAACAGAATGTAATGTATTGAATCCCATCTCATTCAATCGTGAACGTACATAATTATGATTCCGGTCGAGCGCTTCTCTTTGTTCCGGATGTCTCTTGAAATCCTGCAACACTTCGTATGCGGCAGCGCATACACTTTGAGGAAGGGCCGTCGAGTACATGTTGCTCCGTGCATAAACTCTCAGGTAATCGATGATTTTCTGACTTGCCGTGATGAATCCGCCGACTGTCCCGATCGCCTTGCTCAAGGTGCCGGTCACGATGATGTTATCACGCTCTGTGATACCGAAATGACTCAAGGTGCCAGCGCCCCCGTCCCCGATAATACCTGTCGCATGTGCATCGTCGATCAATAAGAGCGCATTGTATTTCTTTGCAAGGCGCAGCAATTCCGGCAGATTCGCAAGGTCTCCGTCCATGCTGAATACGCCATCGGTAACAATCATGATTCCGTATGGATATTGTTCCGCATTCTGCGAAAGAATCTTTTCCAGAGAGCGCATGTCGCTATGAAGGTAGCGTGTCATTTTCGCTCCCGACATCAATGCTCCGTCGATGAGGCTCGCGTGGTTCAGCTTATCGAATACCAATAAATTATTCGAACCGACCAAACCTACCAAGGCTCCAATATTGGCCGTGAAGCCGGAGGAAAACAAGATCGTATCGTCAAATCCGAGCAATTGCGAAATTTCTTTCTCCAATTTATTCTGATAATCCGATGTTCCGCTCAACAAAGGTACTCCGCCCGTACCTATGCCGCATTGCTGGATTACTTCGGCAGCTTTCTTGACCGCCGCCGGGCAAATCGTTGCATTCAGATAGCTGTTAGAGCCGAACATCAGCATCTTGTTTACCTGACCGGTATGCCTGTCCAAAATTTCGACTTCTCGATCACATGCGGAAATCATGGGGGATCGGGCATATATATTCAGCCCCATTCTTTCATGCTCTTTGAAATGCGATTGAAAATTTTCAATCTTCGCCATAATGTTGCCGCCCGGGCTCGTTTTACACGCTGCGTAGTCGATTTTGAAGCTCTTCAT